GGCAGCGTCAGATGTGTATAAGAGACAGATTTACACATGTATAGTTATGAAGTAAACCATACATATACTATACATTTTCAGAAGTAAAACTATACATCAGACATTCACTTTTGTAATTTATCATTGGAAAAGCCTTAAAAACATCCATTATTGACTCCAAAAAAGAAAAAAAATAAAAATCTTGACCGGGATTGAAACATGCTTGGTGTCTTGGGTAGCCGGGGGGGGTGCCCTCCCTGCTTTCATTCCCCAGTTGACCGGCAAAGAAGGAGAAAAGCCGCGCTTTGCCTTGATTCTCTTTATATTATACCTATAATATTAAATATAATCCGGCTTTTCCGCTTCTTCTGCTTTCCGCTTTGCTCGATCAGCTATAAAAAGGCTGCATCTATAACACTGCAAAGGCAGATAATAATGTACTGTTTCCTCTTCTTCTGTATTTTCGTCCTTCTTCATTTGCTGGAGATCGGCAATTTTCATTAATACATCCGCACGATCTTTCCCCCTCAAATAAGGCAAAGTTTGTTCGAGACCTGATAAAACCGCGTCTTTATCCCGGTATTGTACAACATTCCCGGCTTTTTCTTCCTCTTCTGCTTCTGTGTTTTTCTTTTTCTTCTTGCTTTTGGGGCTATCATTGTCAGGAAGGAAGGCGGCGCGGTTATCTTCAAAAGACCGTATCAATTTATTAATGCCGGGTTTATCCTTTGCAAGCTGGGCGGCTCCGCGTTGCGCCGTTTCTATTTTGGTTGATCGTGGTCTAAATATAGTTGCGTATGCTTCGCCACGACTGGCGCCGGATGCAACAAGCATACAAAAGAAAACATCATCCGGGGTTAATTGATAAATTTGCTGTAAATCTGTTACGCGCTTACTGTACACCATATAAAACGATATAAAAGAGTTCATTATATTGGCGTCTCGCGCTCTGTAACTTGCTACAAAGTTAAACAAAGGCTACAAATAAAGCAAATAAGCATATTTAAAGCCTGCACATTACAAATATTTCATTACTTCATAAATGCTTTATATTTACATTTGCATCATTGTGTAATATATTGATTATTAGTTATTTATATAAATATTAATAAATGCAAAAACAGGACATTTTCTTAAAAATAAAAGTACATTTTGTTTTGTATTACAAATATTATTCGTATCTTTGTAATACAGAAAAGGAGATAAAAGATCGGATCACCTACCACAAATCCCGCTTTTACTTCCTTCTTGGTTGAATGTTTAATTTAAAATATAAGATCATGGAAGTATTACTAAACTTACAAAACAAAAATGTAACGCTAAACGCTGTACATGTAGCCCCAGAGGGCACAAACTGTTGCAACCGTTTGAAGGTTCATTTTGATGTATTTCAAGAAACAGCGAAAAAAGCCGCTATTATAAGACTATCAACGGCAAATAGTTTTGAATTGATTCACTATCAAGATAAACATATAGCGTTGTTAATTCCTTTTGATCGTATTCAAAAGATTTCATACTAATAAAAAACCGGGTCGAGTTTGGCGACTCTTCCCGGCCTCCCTTTAAACTTTGCGTTTATCGGATCACCTACCACAGTGACAACGCAAAGTTAAGGGAAAAACAAAGACAAACCAAGTTTCACCCTTTAAATTTTGCGTTATGAATACAAATTTGCTAATTATCTACATTCGCAATTCTCGCGATATTTACGCGCTTACTGAATGGCTGCAAAATGCACTTTTGAAAAAAGTAAACCGCGGTTTAACTCCTTCCGTTGAATATCTTGCAAACTGTTCCACTATGAAAAAGATCGTCCGGATGGCGGCTAAAATGCTTTCCGATCAGGATCATAAGACCGCAACCAAGCAAGAAAAAGAACAAGCAGCCAAAGAACATGCAATATACATTATTGGATGCGTGGAATACCTTGCAAACAATAAATAGTAATTATTTCCGGGGCTGTCATGGCTCCGGGTTACTTCTTACTTTTCATTATTCACCCTTTAAAACTTTGTATTATGACTACTACAAATAGACTTTTTTACACAGTATCAAAAAGATATATTCAAGCCGGGACAACCTTTAAAATCGATGTTAAAATATTACTGGCTGATGATTGCAAAAATAATATATGCGATTGGAGTATAACGGCGGATATTTACGAACAACGCAAAAACGGGCGTTTCGTTTGGTGTGCTGGTGGTTGCTGCCATGAAGAAATACTAAAGCGTTTCCCACAGTTTAAAATGTTCGTTGATCTTCATTTGTCTAATCATTACGGCGCGCCAATGTACCCAGTTGAAAACGGGTTTTACCATATTACGAACAGCAGCAAAGAAACTGCAATTAACTATTTGCGTATCACGGAAACAGAATATAATTTGCTTTATCAGGCAGAAGATAAACAATACTTTAAATACCTTCTTTATACGCTTGGTATCGTTGAACGCTGGAAAAGAGAATCTAACGAGGCTTTAAAAAAGCTGGAAGAGTTAACCGGGCAAACATGGGAAAACCCATATAAGCCGGAAAACGAACGTTTTACTTTGAAATTGACGGACGAAGAACGTACAACTATAACTAACAGAATAAACGATGGTTATTATCGTCCTGAAGCTGTACAAGCGCGAAAAGACGAAGAAAAGCGCAAAGCATACGAGAAAAAACGCGCTGAAATAATTAACAACTGTGAAAAGAAACAAGAAAAGGCCGAAAATGAAAAGCGGGTTATGTTGGCCGTTCTTGATGCCGGGTTATCAGTTAGTAATGTGATATATTACGATCATAGTAACGAGCTTGTTTTTAATTGGAAAGACTACGAAACAAAAGTAACGGAGAACGATTTTAATAAATTCGTTTCCAGTGTTAACCGTTCTTTGTTACCTGTTGGCATAACTTTTAAAATGAAATAGCCTTATGAAAGTACGTAGAATAACAAAAGAAGAAGGAAAACGGGTGAATATATCCCGTTTCCCGAACTTTCATAAATCCGGCAGTATTAGAGGAATGAAAAAACAGTATTACGGCGTTGCCGCGCTGCTGGTGCGTTGTGGAAGCTATATATATAACGTAACATCAGAACCAAACATTTATTATAATGCTAAATAGTTAGAATATGTTTTGTTTAATGCTGCTTTTATTCGGTGCCGTGGTGTTCATCTCCGGCACCGATCCCAAGAAATTAAAAGACTTCATAAATAAAAATGATCAATCAGACAAATGTTAAATTTATGGAGAAAAAGATATTATATCATATTGGATTATACGGATTTAGAAAACTTATAGTTTATGTAATAAAGGATAACGGGGATAATACATCTATTGTTAGCCTTAACAAAGACGGTTCATTTCCTAAACACGTTTGGAACTGTAATTTGCATAACATAAACGAATAATACAAATATTCCACCGCGCCGGACGGTTTTCCGGCATTCCTTTAAACTTTTATATTATGACTACTTATATAATAGAATCCCCAAACGGAGAAACGCACAAATTAGAAGTATTCCGTACCGCAACCGGATTTAGTGTTTATGTTGATGGCTCAAATATATGTGAGAGTATAACGGAGGAAGATTTTTTGCAAGAGCTTGAAAACCCTACTTTCTAACATGGTGGGCGTAATTATTTGGCTAATAGTAGTTTTATTAATCTGCTTTAGCGTGTTTGGCGGTCTTTGGCTGCTTCCTATTTACTTGCTTTTTTGCCTTGCTTTAGGCTTTTACTTTGGTGTAAAATATCTAACTATTTAATGTTATGAATGAAAAAGAATTTAACGGCCTCATTTTGGCCGAATTGGTTAAAATAGCAAACGACGTTTTTACAAATGAAATAGAAATAGCTCCCGGCACCTATACCGCCGCGGAGCTTGCAAAACTGAAAGATGCCAACGGGAACGAGATAAATATAAAATATCTTTGCGTTGATGCCAAACTAAATATAACGGATTTTAGGACTGTACAAATAAACAGCTTTAAATGTTCCTTTCCAGTGGATCAGGTTTTTAATCTTGTTTGGCAATTTGAAAAGCTGATAAGCACCAAACAAGCCAATAAAACAAGGTTTACCAAAATAGAAGAGCGCGAAAATATTGTTTGCTCCTTTGATATGTGGATTATAAAGGAACATCTAAATATCACTAAATTAGTAACAAAAGATCCTTTAAGACCGGCATTTAATTATATTTATCTTGATCCTTACAAATCGGCTTTAGTTGCTTCTGACGGGCGTACATTAAAAGAATACCCCGTAATTATTGAAACATCCGGGCTTTTACCTGACGGTCTAAAATTATTTATCAATCCCAAACATTTAAAAGAAATGGTTGGCCGGTGTTCTGTTTGTGTTTGTAATCAGGACGGCGGCAATATTACAGAAATAACCAACGACAAGAAACAAACCTTTGTTTGTGATTTTGCCGGATATTTCCCTAATTACCGGCTTGTGTACCCCCATCTTTCAAAAGACGGATTTATAAAGATTCAGAAAAGCGAATTAAAAGCGGTTGCCGGTTTTGTAAAAGAAATAGCCAAACGAAACAAAAAAAGCGGTTTTTCACTTCGTACTATTGCCGGAGATAATAAAGTTTATTTATCTTATAATGATGCAGACAGTAACGGACACAAAGAACTTTGTGCAACATTGGAAAAAGCCGCTTTAATTGATATAAAGTTAGGTTTCTTTGCATCAAACGTTATCCCCTTGCTTTCCGGCTGGACTGGTGGCGTGTGGCTGGTTGCACCTGATCGGGCGGCGGTCTTTGATGATAAGACGGCGCGTATAGGTGTGGTTATGCCTGCATTTATAAATGATTCTATTTGCCCGAACTTAAAATGTAATATAAAGGCTTTAGATCGCGCCAAAGCTCCGATCATCCCGGAAAAAGAACCGGTAAGAGAACCGGGAACACATTTACCGGCCTTATATGTGGATGCACAAACGAAAACACCGGCGTTTGTCTTTGCTTTGGTAGCTCTGATAGATTTTATTTCCCGTTGGTTTTATCAGGATCAAATAAACAAAGCATTACAGAGGCTAACAATGTTAACCGAACTATCCGGCATTTCTTTGCCTGAACTATTAACCGAACCAGTAAGCGAAGAAACAAACGCAAATGTACCCGAACCAATAACAGAGGATGAACCAGTACGCGCATACACACCCGAACTATTGTATATTGATCGGCCTTTGGTTTTCCCGGTGCCTATCTTCATACATAAACATGAACGAACTATCAGCCGAATCGTTGTGCCCGAACTATTGAATCACCAATGTATAGCGTTACTGTTTGTTTCCATGATGTTACCCGAACTATTACGGCGATATGTTTGGGGAACAATCCGACCAAAGGCAAATGCAGATGAACTATTTTGGGGCGATTTCAGACGTTTTCACACCAAAGGTAATCATCGAATCAGAGACGGAACAAAAGAGGCAAACAAACCTAAATTATAGCCATTTCAAACGAATTATTACATATATCAATGAATCATTATGGAAGAGAATAAACAAGCCAAAAGAAGTTATCGCCGAAACAAACCGGTTACGAAAAGTAAGGTCTATGCTATTAGACTGGATATTGATTTGGTTGATTTTGTCAGAGAGCAACCAAACATGAGTAAATTTATTAATGAACTGATCCGAAAGGAGAAGGAAAATACCCAAAAGTATGAATGAAAAATCAAAAGCTTTTGAACTGATAGAATTTGTTTGGAACAATGAAAAGACTGATTCTTATTTACGAGTCAACATAGCCATGTATGAAGCAGTAAAGTTGGCTATAATATCTCAAATGAAATTCAATAAAGAGGATTTTCAGAATATATTTTCAAAATTCAGCGGTGGTTACTGGTTTGGAGTCAACGCCAACGGTAAGGGCTATGGTGAAAATTTCTATCGGAAAGCTGTTACTTCGGGAAATATTTCAGCCTGCCAAAGCTATGAAGCATTCTGCAATATTAAACCCTTCATAGACTCCAAAGGCAGAAGGTTATGCAAAGGGGCAATGTACCGGGATAATGAGAAACGTTATAGGGTGACGGGATTTGATTTCAGCACTAAAAAAGTTTATTTAGTAGGTTATGCCATAAGTGATTGGGAAGAAAAAGGCAAAAAGACTCTTTTCAACTTTACCAACAACGAATGGAACGAATTTAGAAAACAAATAAAGCAATTTTAGCATAATTATGAATCAAAAAGCAAAAGATTATATCAGACGTAACACTTTGGATTTGGAAAGTGACAACCGGATGGATTCTACCGGCTATGTGCAATATGCCATATCAGAAGCAAAAGCCTATGCAGCAATAGCGATAGCCGAAGAAGGAATGAGACAAAAAGCCATTGAAGCATTCAAATTTGCTGTTGATGGTTACTTCATAATTGGTGGTACCGATTATTCAGCCGATAGATTAAATGAATTTATTAAAAAACTTGAATCTTAATTGGATATTTATATGAGAATGATAAAATTTAGAGCGAAAAGGGTTAACGGTGGTGAATGGGTAAAGAGTATGACCATTTCCTATGGAACCATCAAAAGAAAGATGTACAATGTATTCTTTGAAGTAGAACCCAACAAGTGGGTTGGTGTTATTCCCGAAACAGTCTGTCAGTTCAGCGAAATAACCGATAAGAACGGTAATAGCATCTTCGAACATGATCTAATACTGATTCATGAAAGTGAAAGCTCCTATCAATTTACAGTTGAGGTATTATTTCATAAAGGTATGTTTTGCTACAAGAACAAGGCATGTGGCTTTACTCCGTTGTGGTACGTCAGCGATAGATGTGAAGTGATAGGAAATGCTTTTGATAATCCTGAATTGATGAAAGAAGGAGTCCAACCATGAATATGCCATATAAAACCAGTCGTGACTATCAGCTTCTTAAAAAGCTACTGGATGAAGGAAAAGAGATCGTATGTTTTACAGACTTTCCGATAGATAATCGGATTTTCCGTGATGTTTGTAAAGCAAGAAAAATAGGAGAAGGCCGATATTCCGTTACTTGCCGTGGTTGTGAATATGCTTCATTTTGGGAAAATCACAATTACAAATGGACGTTTGAAGATGAAATGCGAATGGCTAATATAGAATTTATTGAACCAAATATTTAATTGATATGAAAGCTATTATAATATATTCAGGCAAAGGCGGCGTAGGCAAAACCACAACAACCGCAAATATAGCAAGATTACTTGCAAAACAAGGGAATAAGGTGTTTATCATTGATGCAGATATAAACACCCCGTCAATGAACACCGAATTTGAAGGCGATCATCCGCATGAAATGATTTGGGTACACTCTTCTGGAAATATGTTTTCCAAGTTTATTTACTTGGAAAAATCAATGGTAAGGCAATATCTTGAACTGGCTAAAAAGAAAATACACTCTATCAACCCGGATTATGTTCTTATTGACACGCCTCCAAGTGTTACAAACGTGCATATAGAACTTCTTAGTAGGGTAAAAGTAAGTTATGTGCTGTTTGTCACCCAACCCACGAAATTAAGCAACCAAGATGTATTGCGTACAATGGACTTCTTTCATGAAAGATGTGGGAAGGTTAATTGTGGTATTGTGGAGAATATGTGCTACGGTACAGAACATAATGAATACCCAATAAGACTTGTTGCACAAATACCCATGCAGGACAACATGAATACCGAAAACCTGCTAACCAATGCCTATAATGAGTTTCAAAAGATAGTTGATGAAATCGTACAGAGTGATATTGTTGTTCTTGAAGAATATTCCACCGAAAACGGATATGATGAAAACTTTGATGTTACGGATATACACATTACCGGCTCACGAAAACATTACTTTACCCATGAACTTAAATATGATAATGGTGTAGAAAAAACTCTTACTCTACCTGCTATGAAATTTCTGTCTGTAAGAACATGGGATAAAGTAAGAGATTATATCCGATTCCATGATGATATGGGACATCTTTGGGACGAGAGAATGAGAAGATGTGATACAGAAAGGGTTGGCAGAGTAGTAAATCATTTCCAAAATGACGATAACGCCTATTTTATGGTTATAAATGCGCCAAACACGGAAGTTCATCTCATTACCGGAGAAATTGGAATCTGTTCTTTATTGACCGGACAGAGAGGGCATTTTGAACTACCAAGAGTCAGTTATCAAACAAGTAAAGGAAACGTGGTGCTGTTCCCTGATGAAATCATGCCAGTAGATATAAATCTGCTACAACAAGAAATAAACGAAGGCTATATAATGTTAAGTGACGGGAGATACTTACCACCGAAAGAAGCGGTACAACAATGTTACAACGCTTTCGGCATAAGGGTTGGCTTAGGTGATAATTGGGAAGATATTTATGATGGTTGGAATAAAGAAATGAAATAAAAATGAAAGACTTACGCATAGCATTCTTGGCAAAATACCCAAAATATGAAATTATACTCAACATGTATAGTCGGGCAAATGATTGCCCGGCAACATGGGAGAATCTTTCAAAAGTCCGATTGCAGACTTTTGTTGATTATATGGAAGAACGGCTGGCACCAAACTCTGTTCGCCAATATGCCGCCAAATTAAAAGCTGTATTGAACTTGTATAATGAAGAGGTTGAGCTACCTAAAGACTATAATAAAATCCTTTCAGTAAAAAATGTGAGAAGCACTAATGTTTGGCTTACTGATGAAGAACTTGAACGAATTATCACCTATGTTCCCAAGAATGCCAACGAACAATTGGTACGCACACAATTTTTAATAGGAGCCTTTACCGGTTGCCGTCATAGCGACTATACACGGTTGAACAACCGTAATATAGTGGGTGGAATGATCTCTTATGTCAGCCTAAAAACTAAAACTCATGCCACAGTGCCATTGAAGCCAATCGTGAAAGAGTTACTAACAAATTTGCCAAAAGAAGAAGTTACTGATCCGACATTCAACAATAATATCCGTAATATTTGCCGGAAAGCCGGAATCACAGAGGCGGTTAAAGTATTCAAGGCCGGAAAGGAAGTGGAAGGTGAAAAATGGGAATTTGTTTCAAGCCACACGGCACGCCGGAGTTTTGCAACCAATTTGTATTTACGCGGTGCCGATTTATACTCAATAAGCCAAATGATGGGACATGCAAGCGTGGAAATGACTCAAAATTATCTTTGCTGTGGTCTCCGTGAACAATCGGCACAAGTTATGGAGTATTTTAAATGAAACAAGCCACGCTAAATATCGGTAGAACTATTTTAGCGTGGCTCTCTTATACTATGACAAAATCCGTTCCAGCATCTCAAAGTCTTTTTCCACTTCGGCATTCAGAACTTTAGCATATTGTTGTGTGGTGCGTACATTTGTATGACCGAGCATTTTACTCACATTTTCCATTTTAACCCCATTGTTCAGGCACATTGTCGCAAATGTGTGCCTGCTCATGTGAACGGTCAAATTTCTATCAAGCCCTGCATAATCAGCAACTATTTTAAGCCGCAAATTGTATTGTTGATTACTGATAATCGGAAGCACATAATCATATTTTTTCAATATTTCCATTGCAGGAGACAGTAATACGATAAAATAGTTTTCTTCTGTCTTTAAACGAATATCCAATATAACATACTTATTGCCGCGTTTTTGTACGTCACGTTTGAAATTGAATTTAGCAAGATCAGCATAGGATATTCCAGTATATGCCTGAAAAATAAAAAGGTCACGGACTCTACAGATCGTTTCCGAGTCTATTTGAGCATCTTTCACTTTCTTCAATTCTTCGGCAGTCAAATATTTCCTGATGGCATGTTTGCCACGGGAAAAACGCTCCCCCTTATACGGATCATTTTTTAGCAAATCAAACTTTATGGCCTCGTGGATATAACGTTTGTTACGTTTATGATAGTTATATATTGTCGGCTGTGAATAGCCCTTAGCATGTAACCAATCATCATACAATGTGATATTGGCTTTTGTGAGATCAGAAAAATATATTATTCTGTCAAATTCACGTAATGAGGTCGCAAATGTCCGATGGGAAGCTTTGGTACTTTCCGTTATATCTCCACGCTCTTCAATTCTTCTTTCTACAAAGTCAACAAAACTTTCCGATTTATTGGTATATCTCAAAAATCTATCCAGCTTATCAAAATCAAAAACTTCCTTTTTGCTGATAAGTTCATTAATCCAATTTTGGATAATCCGGAGTTGTTCATCAAGACACTGGTTCAATTGAATCATTTCAACCGAATTGATTATCTTCTTTCGATCATTCCATTGGTCGGAATAGACTTTAACGCCGGTTCCGATCCATTTTCTCTTACCTTCGCTCAAAACTTCAATTTGAACGAGTCCCTTGTGTGTCTTTGTCGCAACCTTTTTACGGTCAAAGACGAATCTCATTGTCGGATATTTCATATTCTTTTGAGTTTTGGTATCTACTGATTATCGCTACAATAAAAAAATGGTATCAAAGGCGGTATCATTATAGGTGAAAATATCGGTAAAAATCGGGAAATACTGGTAAGTTTCCGGTAAATATGCACCCAATTTTTATATGTTCTCCATCTACTTCCAACGCCTTAATTGCCTGATACACAACAAAAAAGGGAGTAACTAATGTTACTCCCTTTCGCGGTGCGGACGGCTCTAAGCCCAAGATATTCAAATATAATCAACTGTTATCACATTTTCATAAATAGCCGAATATTCAGGATTTTACGCTATTGATTGAGTACGACCGTACCCAAATAGTAAAGCCATTTTCGGGTACTTTTTCGGGTTTTCTATTTTTTACTATTGCTTCTTCTTTCTTCGGAAAAGGTGTCAAATTTAGACATATTTTCCTCTTTAACCGCATCCACTATTTTTATATACGGCTTCATTGCCTTGTAATCACTATGCCCTGTCCATTCCATAATAACGTTAGTAGGAATGCCCAGCCTTATAGCGTTGCAGATAAACGTCTTTCTTCCGCTATGCGTGGTAAGAAGTTCGCACTTCGGCAAAACATTTTCATAACGTTTGTTTCCCTTGAAAAACACTATTCTAACGGGTTCTTTTATTCCAGCTATTTCGGCGGCTTCTTTAAGGTATTCGTTCATTTTCGCATTACTGATAACCGGAAGAGCTAACCCTTTGGGGAAATGAATGTTTTTGTATTTGTCAAGTATTTGAAGTGCGTATTTGTTAAGCTCTATATGCAAACGGTCTTCGGTTTTCATAGTAACGATAGATATAAAAGGCTTGTTTGTCGTCCGTTTGACATCGCAGGGACGTAACCGAGCTACATCGGAATATCGCAACCCGGTAAAGCAGCAGAAGCAAAATACATCACGTACGCATGACAAAGAACTGCGGTTTTCCGGAAATTGATAGTTTAGAAAGTGTTGCAGTTCTTCCCATGAAAGGAAAATAACTTCTTTGCAGTCTATCCCCTTAAAACGCGGTTTATATTGTTCATGCAAAAGCCCATTATAGTAACCGTTGTTACAAGCCCAACGGAGAAACCAACGTACATAACTCATATACTTGCTTACGGTCGTATTCATTTGTCCCGCGTCTTGCAGGTATTTAACAAAGCCTTGTAGCTTTTCCTTTGTCAGTTGGTTAAGTATTTGCTGGGGCATATAAGCGTACAGATGTTTACGCAAACTGCTAAATTTCGTATAGGTAGCCGGAACCCAGTTATTAGCCGTACCAGCTTCTACTACAAATTTATCGAAAACAGTAAAGAAGTCCGGCGTTACTTCCTTCTTCTTCCTTCCGGCGGCTTCATCGAAAGCCGCCTTAAACTCTTTCGCCGTTGGCGTTCTGCGGTTGTCGAGTTCAAACCGGGTTAAGACTTCTTCAACAATAGATGAAAGGTTTGTAAGAGCGCGATTTATTTCGCCTGCCGTTTGGTTGAAACTATTCTTTGCGCCGACTTTCACGCAGGCGTTATTATTATCCCACTTTTCCGCGTCTATTACATAGCCGGAACGTAAATCTACACGAATACCAGCAAAAGACACCCGTAAGCGTATAGGCACGTTTTCCGTAAGCCTATCCCCTTCCGTTCGCGGCGATAATTGGTACTTAATAGAAAACTTCATTATTCGATAAGCATTTTACCGCGCCCGGTTATAAGCCAGCGTGAGGAAATAGGATAATTAACGACCAGCGAATAAATCGCTTCTACTTCTATATTCTTGTAGCGTGATTGGTAGCCGGGCTTCGGAGAAACGCCATAAGTAAGCCGCATTTCCCTATAACGTGGCGCACTCAAATCGTAAAGCGTGCAAAACGCCTCCAACGCGCTAACCTTACCCAAACTAACAATCGCTTCAATAGCTTCAAAGAAACGACGGTTTATCCCATCGCTTATAGGCGAAGGTTTAGCTATTGTACGGGGCATAAATTCGCACGTTTAAGGTCAGACATCATTTTATTATATTCCCCTTCCGGTATTCGGGTACATTCATTCCCGGACAAATAGGCAGCTTCCAACGCGTCAAACACGACTGCTGGAATAAACGGGTACAAAGCCCGGTTACTATAAAACTTATCTACATTTACTTCTACCATATAGCTAATAGTTATTTTTGTTGATTTTTCAATTTAAGCGCGTTTCGTTCCAAAATGGTATAGTTGTAAGGCGAAAATAAAATAACGCGAAAATGGGCTTAAAATAGCCTTATTTTCGTATCACTTTAATACGGCGATTGTATGATATTATTATCATATAAGTACGTGCGTGTGATACTATGTTATGGAAGCCTTTTTAGAATTTCGGAACTTTACGACCAAATACTAAACGGCATTTGCACATCCAGCACGTTCCACCGTCTGGGCATTGGCTTTTTTGTTTAATTCCGTAAGGCTTTCTATTGTACGCTGCTGGCTTTCTATAATTGAAAGCAAACGCGCCTTTTCGCTATTGGCTTCTTCCAGCAACTTAGCCAACAGTTCGGAAGAAGGCAACCCGCCCGTATTTTGCCGTTGTTCGCCTTCCTTCTTTCCGTCAGACAACAACATTTCCCCCTGACCCAGCAAAAGCCAAAGCGGATTAAGTTCCGGGAAGTGTATGCTAATAGCTTGCATTTTATCCGGTTGAATAGACTTTTTTATAGACATAACATAAGAGGAAGACACGCCAATGCGCCTGCAAAATTCCCTTTCGCTAATATTCAGCGTATCTATAAATTGTTTAAGTCGCTCTTTTACACTTGTTTCCATAAACATAACTGTTTCTAAAAGTTAAAAATCGGCTTTCAGCTAAAAATATGAACACTTTTAGTTTGCATATTGTATGCTTTTACTATACATTTGCATTGTGTTAGTTGTTCAGTTGCAAAGGTAAGCAAAAAGCGAACACTTAGCAATGACAAAAACACGCTAATTTACAGAAATTTATAAAAGCTATATGATACATACAAGCAAATTCATTAACAAGAACTTCCGCATTAAAGTAAGCGGAATAGACAACGAAGGCAACCGCATTAACAAGCTGGTAGGCGTTAGCGGACTTCTGAAATTGATTGGCGAAACTTTAGCCGATAAGTTTGTAACACGTGCTTTAAAAGCAGGATTAGATAAAGTTAAGTGCTGCCTGCGTAGAGGGCTTCGCGTCACTTTCTATGTAAAATAACATAACATTCAGCTATATGGAGAAAGATTTTGAAAGCATTAGAAGCAAGGTTCAGAAACTACAAGCCCTTGCGGAACGCGGCGAGAAAGGCGAAGCCCTGAACGCAAAGCGTTTGTTAGACCAACTATTAGCTAAATACGGCGTTTCGTTGGAAGAAATAGTAGAAGCACAGGAAGAAAAACAGCAGTACACCTTCAACGTAAAGGAAAACGGGTACGGATTTACTTTGTTTACCCAGTGCTATTTCAACGTTACAAACGAAAAACGGATGAGCTACCGCCAGCGCAGAAGATACGTTACCGTTGAATTAACCAAAATGCAGTACGTAGAATTGCAGGCTTTGTACGATTGGCACTACAAACAGCTTACAAAGGACATGAAGCGGATGCAAAAGGAGTTTACGGAAGCGTACATACAAAAGCATAGGCTATTTGGCAAGCATAGTGACGACAACAACGAAGAAGAACGGGAATTAAGCCCGGAAGACATGCAAAGACTTTTGCGTATGCTTAACTACATGGATAGCATGGAAGATACCAGCTATTACAAGCAGATAGGTAACGCTTCTTCTTCCGATTAACGTATTACCTTAATACAAATCAGAGGAACTATATATAAGCCAGCGGAAAAGGAATCCCCTTTGTAAAGGCTATAAACCGATGACTGCGGAAACAGACCGCGCGCGGGACGCTACGGGCGTACGAAGGGCGAACCTTCCCCCGCGCACTATGAATTTTAAATTTTACAATTATGGTAGTAACAACAGAAAATAAGAAAAAAAGCAGGGGCTTCCTTAGCGGGTTGAACCAATTACGAGTAGGCGATTACAAAATAGCGGTAACGGAAATAAAAGCTGCTTTGGGCATAAATAACCGGAATAGCTTCTACGCATACCGGGACGGAAAGATAGAGCCTAAAGTAACGCAGGCTAAAGCCGTAGAAGGCGTATTCAACAAATACGGTATAACAGCCAATATTTGGGACGTATGAGGTTAAAGGTAGAACTAAGCAGACGGGAAACCGAGGTAGCGCACTTGCTGGCGTGGGGAGCTTCCAAGAAAGAAGTAGCGGACATGCTGTTTATTTCGACCCGCACAGTAGAGAACACAGCCCGGAACATCTACGCGAAAGTAGGCATACAGAAGGCTACAGAACTTTGCGTTTGGTGGTTCTGCACAAAACATAATGTTCCGGTAAGCCTTGACCCGTTGAAACGTACATTCGTAGCGGTAGCCCTTCTTCTAATTATACTCCCGAAGGAACTTACCGGAAACGGCGATTTTTTCAGAGTAGGAAGACGTGCGCAGATAACACGGATTGCCAAAACGACGGGAAGACGCAAAGGCGAAAACGATTATAACCCTTTTGAAGTTTGCAGTTATGACTAAGATTTTTAAAGCCCTCGGCATAGAATTTACGAAGCCGCTAAAGTGGTATAACTGGCTTACCCTTGCTTGGGTCGCCGTTTCCTTTGTCCTTCTAAGCATTGACACCGAAACCGCGCCTATATGGGCGGTATTCCTTGTAGTAGCGAATTTCGCCCTTTCGATAAAGGTAGCGGCAAAGACAGTGCCGGACATTAAAGACGACGAAAACAGTTAGACTATGGATGCTAAGAAAAGAATTATAGACCTTACGCTCGGCGAATTTCTGGACGCGATAGGCGAACGTATGGAAGTTTCAGCACAGAAACCGGAAAAGCCCAAATCGGCAAAGCGTTACGTGTACGGCTTGAAAGGGCTTGCAATGCTGTTGGGTTGTTCCAAGACAACCGCAGCGCGGTTGAAGGCTTCCGGACGGATTGATGAAGCGATAACGCAAGTAGGCGCGCTACTGATTATTGACGCTGATTTAGCGTTAAAGCTGGCAGCGGACAACAAAAAGAAATAACTTTTTAAAACACAGCTATATGATTAATAATATTTGGATTAACATTCCCGGCTTTTCTAAATACGAAATAAATAGGGAAAGCAGGCAGATACGAAGCTACTGCCGGGGAGTAGAACCGCGTATATTGAAACCATGCAATAATGCATTGATATTAAAGGCGGATAACGGGGAAAAATACGCCGGAAGCCTTAAACGTTTCCTCTATTCGGCGGAAAAGAACATAGACCCGCGCGAGATTAGCCGAAAATACTGTATAGTTGAAACAGCCAGCGGGCAGATAGAACTAATAGACCGTAATACATTCCAAGAACGGATTAGGGAACGTTTGAGAAAGAAAAAAAGCGTTTCCAACATACAAGAAGAATATTTGAATGCCATCCAATTTTGCGCGATTGTGTTACAGGCATACCGAACGGGTGATTTTTCAATAGTAATAACCGAGATTGAAAGCCGTAAAGCAAAAGTTACGGAATACATCATCCGGCACAGAATAGCGGTACAGCCGGAACGCGTACGGGAAGTTTGGGAAGCCGTCTTAGACGTAGCCCTAAACTGCATCATAGAGAAGCGCACCTACATAGTAAACCTTACGGGCTACCTGAACAGCATAGCGCGCTCCTATGCAGCCCAAAAGAAGAAATTAGAGAAAATAACCGTAAGTCTTGACGCGGGATTTTATTCACTTCAAAAATATCAGTAATATGAGCAAAAAAGCAATCATCAAACGTTTAAGCCTTGCTAATTTCAAAGGCTTGCGTAACGTCGTTATAGACTTTAACGACACAGTTACAACCATCAGCGGACGGAACGGTACGGGAAAAACTACCATTATGGACGCTTTTACATGGCTTCTTTGGGGCAAAGACAGCGAAGGGAATGTAGATAGCAAATTCGGAATTAAGACCAACGACGCGGAAGGCAATTTTATTCCCGACCTTGAACACGAAGTAGCCGGAACGTTAGAAATAATAGATACCGAAACGGGAAGCGTTGAAACCGTAGAACTTCGCCGCGTATTGGTTGAAGAATGGAAAACAGAGAAGGGAAAGACGGAAAGGAAGTTAAAGGGACACCATACCGACTACTTCTATAACGGAGTCCCATTAAAAACAAAAAGCGAATACGACGAACGTATAAACGCGATTATACCCGAAGCCGTTTTCAAGATGATTACCAACCCCTACTATTTTTTTTCCCTTCATTGGACGGCACAACGTGAAATGCTTTTGCAGATTGCCGGGGGAGTAAGCTACGAAGACATAGCAAAGGGCAATACAGCCTTTGCCACTTTGATAGAACAGCTTAGCGGGAAAACCGTAGAAGACTATAAACGCGAGATTTCAGCGCAAAAGGAGAAGATAACGAAGGAACTGGAAAAGATACCTACACGTATTGACGAAATAACGCGCGCTACCCCGCTGACACCGGATTATGCCGCCCTTAATACCGAGAAGGAACAGCTTACAAAAGAATTGAACGACATAGACGAAGCCGCCGCATCAGCAGCGGAAGCCAACCGTATCGCCTATGAAGCTGCCGCTAAGGTACAAACCGCCATAAATGACAAACGTAGCAGCCAGCACGCTTTAGTATTTAATGCAAAGGAAACGGCAAGGAACGAAGCGTTCAAAAAGAACGAAACCTACAATAATGCCGACCGCAAGTTACAGCAGGTTATAAACGACGAACGCAGCGAAGCCAGCCGTTACCGTAGCGAATACGACCGTTTGACGAACGAGAAGAAACGGACGCAAAGCACGATAGAAGGCTACAAGCAAATGCAGAACGAACTACGCAAAAGATGGTACAAAGTAAACGCCGAAGAATTTACCGCTACGGAAAGCCTTGTTTGCCCGTTGTTCAAGCACGCTTGTGCCGACCCGGTAGCATTAGCAAAATATAATACCGACCGGGAAGCCGCTCGCGAAAAATTCTATGCAGACCGGGAAGAACGCCTTAACAAGATTAATACGGACGGTCAGCGATTAAACGAAATGATAACATCGCAGGAAGAAGAAGCCAACCGGATAGACAAAGCGTTAGCTGAATTGGAAGCCAGCCACACTACCGCCGTAACAAAGGCGAAAGAAGACCGCGAAGCGTTGCAAAAGGTTTTGAATGATAATCCACGCGTAAATACCGAACCGGATATTAACGGAGAAGACCTCCCGGAATGGGTTGCACTTGAAAAAGAAATAAAGGAACTTTCCGAACAGCTTCCAGCCTTCAACGCAGAAGACGCGGCAAGCAGAACAGAGATACGCCAACGGAAAGCCAACCTTACCGCCCGGCTTGATGAAGTAAAGCGTAAGCTAAACCTTCGCACCATTATAGAAGCCAACGAAAAGCGCATAGCCGAACTAAACGGGGAAGCCGCAAAATTGGCGCAGGAACGCGCCGAAATACAAGGATGCGAAATAGTAATAGCCGATTTGATAAAAGCCCGTATGACGGAAGTGGAACGCCGCGTAAACGGATTGTTTAGCCGGGTTCAGTTCAAGATGTACAAAACGCTCGTAAACGGCGAAAAAGAACCGGATTGCATTTGCCTTATTGACGGGGTAAAATACGCGGATAAGAACCAAGCCGGGAAAGTTAATGCCGGGCTTGACATAATAAACACCCTTTGTACATTCCACAACGTTAGCGCGCCTATTTTCGTGGATAACGCAGAAAGTATTAACGAGTTTATCCCGGTTGTTAGCCAGCTTATAAAGTTGGTAGTAACTACCGAAGACTTCAAAGTAGAATAACAGAACATTATTAACCATTTTAATAAACAAATTTATGGATACATCAAAGAAAATCACGTCCTACGAAGACGCTTGTAAAGTTTTGAACATTCAACCGATTAACGAAGAAGTGTTTAACGCTTTCCCGAAGGAAGACCAAAGAAGTATGTTAGCCTACCACAAGCTGACTGTAATAACCCGCGCGCTTAATAACGGCTGGAAACCGAATTGGGACGACCAAAACGAATGGAAGTATTACCCGCTATTCCGCTATGTAAATGCCGGGCTTGCGTGCGCGTGTACGCATTACGCGGCTACGAGTGCGGGTGCGGGTGTCGGCTCTCGGCTTTGCTTTCCCACGTCCGCGCTCGCGAAATACGCAGCCGAACACTTTGCGGACTTGTACCGTGACTATTATTGCTTTGCTTCGGAAAACGGAGAAACGCAACAAGCGGAAAGCAGCCAAGAAGAACCCCAAAGCGACTTTTTGAAGACCACCACAGAAGTAATGCAAAAGCATTTAGTACCATTCTGTAACGGAAGCAGTTCACGCGGTCTTATCGTAGTAGGTTGCGACACTGATACGAAGGATAAAAATGGCGAAGGAAGTACCGGAGTAATGGTAGGTTTTTGCGGAAATTATGGAGCCATAATAAAGGGATTGAAAGAACTTCTTACCGGAAAGCAGTCCGCGCCGATAGTAGAACGAGCAACCCGCGAAATAGCTTTTGAAAAGATGATTAAAGGTGGCGGAATAGACGACTTTTTAAAGGACATAATGAACAATAATTAACTAACGATAGTATGAATACCAACACTTTACCCGCTACCGTATTGGCAGCAAAAGAAAAGTTTGAATTAGCATGCAAAGACGCTTCGGCTTTGCAGATAGTAAGCAACTTCGGTGCGGCATTTACAGCCGTAAACGTAATAGCACTTCTTCGCGAAGCCATGACCGATGAAGTAATGGATAAGGTTTTCATGCCTTTGATGAACACGAAAATAGGATTTCTTACAGACCGAAACGGGCGTGCAAGAAGCGGCGGGCGCGCCCCGCTTCCTCTTTACACCCGTGACATAGTGCGCGATTGCATCATAGACGCGGTTACTATCGGCTTGCTTCCGACCGGAAACCAGTTCAATATAATAGCCGAAAGGATGTACCCCACTAAGGAAGGTTATACTTCGCTTCTTCGCAAGCTGGGCGTAAAATACTTCATTGATACCTCATACGACAAGGGGCAAACGCAGAACTTTGCCGAAATACCCTGCAAAATAAACTATGAGTATAACGGGGAGAAAAACGGCTTTAGCATTATTGCAACCGTAAAGAAGGATGATTACAGCAGCCACGACCAACTGCGCGGAAAAGCCGAAAGAAAGGCTAAGAAAGCCCTATACGAGTACATTACGGGGTGCGACTTCGGCGATGCAGACGAACAAAGCAGCGTACCGATAGTGGATGCGGTAGCCGAAGAAATAAAGGAAGAAGCGAATGCCGCGCCTACTATTGGGGTTATCGATGGGCAACCCATACAAGCCCAGCAGGGACAAACGGGCGGACAAACGGCGCAAAGCGAGCCAGCCAACCCGCCGCAAGCACGGGAAGGTCGCGGAAGTAATAACGCTAAACCATTGTTCTAAATATGGAATTAACCGTGCTTGGTTCGGGTTCAGAGGGTAACGCCTACGTTTTGCAAAATGCGGGCGAAGCCCTTCTGCTTGAAGCTGGAATACCATTCAAAAAGGTATTAGCAGCATTGGGCAACAACGTAAAGAAAGTAGTAGGCTGCCTCATTACTCACGAACACGGCGACCATGCCGGGCGTATTAATGAGGTTTTAAACTACGTTGTTCCGGTTTACGCTTCCAAAGGCACGATAGAAACCGCTAAGGTTAATTCTTGCTGGCGACCTACCCCCATAAGGATGGAAAACGGAAGTTACCAGCATTTACGGCTGGGCGGTTTTACTATCATTCCCTTTCCCACGAAGCATGACAGCCGCGAACCGTTGGGCTTCTACGTCTGGCATGAAGAAACGGGCGGCGTATTGTTTGCTACCGATACTTTCTATTTGCCTTGCACATTTGCCGGGTTGAACAACATATTAATTGAATGCAACTACGACCCGGATATATTGGAACGCAATGTAACAGAAGGTTATATACCGGAAGTATTGAAAGAACGAGTACGGAGAAGCCATTTAAGCTACTATACTTGTTTGGACGCGTTGAAGGCTAACGACCTAACACGGGTTAATAACATAGTATTGATACATATAAGCGAAGGGAACGGCGACGCGGTAGCCTTCCGGGACGGAATAGCAAAAGCCACCGGAAAAACGGTACACGTTGCAAAACCCGGATTACGGATTAGTTTCAACAAAACACCTTTTTAATTGCAAGCACTATGATTAAAGGGTTTTCAGAAGAAACGCAACCGCTGACAGAATACGAAAGGAAAGTAATCCTTCCGATTATTCTTGAAGGCTTGAAAACCAAGATAGGCAAAGCCAACGCGGTAACGAATAAGTATATTATTTCCCGGTTACGTGACGGCTACAAGATAGACGCGGCACGACTAAGGAAGATAATAAACCACATTCGTACAAATGACCTTCTACCGGGACTTATAGCGACTTCCGAAGGCTATTTCTTGGCTACGACCGAAAGCGAACTTTTGGAGTACGAAGAAAGCCTAAAAGGACGTGAGGAAGCTATAAAAGCGGTACGGTTGAGCATAGCAAGACAAAGGCGCATCCTTTATGAAGATGCGCACAAGCCCAAGCAGGGAACATTATTTTAACATTTATTTTTAACGACATGAAAAAGATTTGTTTATACAGAAAAGAAAACGAAAACGATAGTTTGCGTTTGCAAGGTAGATATGACGGTATAGAAGAAGCGCAGGACGCTGTAAAGGAACTTACCGAAAGCGAAGGAAACGGTACTATTTTCGATTACTTCTACAAGGAAGAAGATTACGAGGAAATAACCGACCGGGTAAAGACCTACGAGGACGCATGTAAAGTATTGGGAGTAGAGCCGATAAACGAACAAAACGCGAAGGCGCAAGGGTTCAGACCGGACGAAATAGCACGCCGCAAATTGGAAACTATTGCCGCAGCACTTAACGAAGGCTGGAAACCGGATTGGAACAATACCGACCAATACAAATACTACCCTTACTTCTATATACAAGAAAACGCGAAAGGCAAAGGTTCTGCCGGGCTTTCGTGCGCGGCTACGACTAACGCGGCTACGCATACGTCTGCGAAGATCGGCTCTCGGCTTTGCTTTTACGCTTCACGTTTGGCACGGTACGCGGGCAACCAATTTACAGACTTATACGAACAAATTTTAATTGAGAAGCTATGACAAAGCAGGAATTAGTGAACTCGGTAGCGGAACAGACCGGATTAAACGGCTACCAAGTAAAGGAAGTATTAGAACGTACATTTGATGTTATTCGGGACGAAGTGACGGGCGGCGATGCGGTAACTATTCGCGGCTTCGGTACTTTTCAAACGAAGCAACGCAAGGCGAAACCAGCCCGGAACATAAATACGGGCGAAACCATATTAGTTCCAGCCCGCAAGGTTGTTGTTTTCAAACCGTCAAAGGACTTTAACGCGGATAAGCTATGAAGCAGAACGAAAAAATACAGACCCGGAAAGACGAAGTACGCTTCAAAACTTCGGACATACGCCGGATAATAGGGAAATACTTGGCAGCAAACGTTTTGCGTACATGGAACGAGGATTTTGTGGACGACGAAACGGGCGAAGTTGTAACCATTGAACGCAACGAAATTTTGTTTGAGCGCGGGAAGTATATAGATAACGATTTGGCGACCGAAATAAATTTCTACTTGCAAAGCAATGACGTAAAGGAAGTAGAAGTAAGTAACCAGCGAAGGCTCGCTTACGAAAACAAGCGAACCAGTCTTTACCCGTTCAAGATTTCCGCTACCATTGGCGGCAAGCGGCATAACTTTATATTGCAGGCGCAAAACATAGTCAAAGCCTATGAGGTTGCGACCGACTATATAGAGCTGAATTTTACCCAACCGTTCGACATCGTTGGCATAAAGTTGATGGATAGGGTTATAATCCTTAACGACCGACTGCGGAAGCACGTGGAAGCGCAGGAAGGAGCAAACGAGGAAGGCGAAGAAAGCAACGACGGGGAAGAACAGCGCAATGACACGAAGTATTATAAGGTTGAAGCCGACGTAGCAATACAATCGGAAGACGAAGAAGAACCGAATAAGCAGAACTACGATTTTGTTGTAAAGACGCGCGACGTAGATACGGCTAAGGTAGTCATTACCGCATGGATAAACAGCAGGATAAAAGAACGCATAGAGAAAGAAAACGACGAATGCAAAGTAGTGGATATTTCCATACTTGCGGCTTCGCCTTTCGCTTGCAATGCGATTGTAGAAAAAGCCTTCTGTTTGGCATATAAAGACCAAGAAGAAAGTTATTAACTAACCGGGGCGCGCCTTCGGGCGTGTCCCCTTAAATATATCTATCATGGGCGATAAAAATTCATTCGTATTATATATGGATTTGCTTTCAGTGCTTGATGAACTCGATGATGAAGAAACGGCTATGTTGTTCCGCGCGATTAGAGCCTACAACCAATTAGAAAGCGAAAACGAGGCTATACGGACGAAGGCGGTGGAAGATTTGGAAGCAATGACGGCAAACAAAACCGTTAGGATAGCATTTGCACCCATCCGAAAACGTCTTGAAGCTGATAACAAGCGTTACGCGGAAACAGTGCAGTTGAATAAAGCTAACGGCAAATTAGGGGGTGCACCTAAAGGTAATCAGAACGCACGAAAGAAGAAAAAGAATACGGAAACCGAGGAAACAAGCCAAAACAACCCAAACAACCGGGCGGTTGATTTTTCAACCGAAACAACCGAAGGGTTGAAAAAACAAGCGAAAACAACCGAAAACAACATTGATATGATATGTAATGATATTGATATGATTAATAAATATCCTTCTCCTGCTCTTCTTGATGGTGTGCGCGAGAGAGAAAGCACAAACGGCAAGGAAACCGAAAACCGTAAGTTCCTAACCGAATTTTTCAGCGAAAACAAAAGGGCGCAGATAGAAACCATTTGCATGCAACTTTATGTCACTCCCGAACGATTGCGCAAGGAAGCCGAAGAAGTTATAGATGAATGGGAACTAACCGGAGATACCCACATAAATTATACCGAATGGGCGCGGCATTTGATTAATCATCTAAGAATTAAAATAAGGAAAGACAATGGGAACAACAGAGAACAAAAAGCAGGAGCAACCGATACAACGAATAGATATAGCGGCATTTGCGAACCTACTACGCAAAAGAAGCCCCGCCGTAGCACGCTTTAGGATTGACCGTTATACGCAGGACGTACCCGCCATGCTACGCGAATGTTACCGTTTCCAAGTTGAAAACCGGGGTTATACCTACCAAGAAGACGAAGCGACAAGGCAACACCTTACAATGGCGGCGCGTTGGCTTGTTGGCGAAAGCATGAAACCGGGGTTATTCATGTACGGAACACCCGGATGCGGAAAGACAACATTAGCGCGTGCAATTTCCCAGCTAATAAACACGATTTACCACAGCGATATATCGTTTGAGCGTAAAGGTGTTTCCTTTATTCCAGCTTCCGCACTTACAGAAGCAGCAAAAGGCGAAAAGCAGGAACTTTTAGCGGATTTGAAGAATACCGAGCTTCTTTGCATTGATGACGTAGGGACAGAACCAGCAAGCCTAAAGGTTTGGGGAAACGAGGTTAGCCCGTTGGTAGATTTGCTATACCATCGTTACGACCGCCAGCTATTTACGATTATAACCTCAAACTTGGAAGGCGACGAAGATATAGCCAAGCGTTACGGGGTTCGCGTAGCCGACCGATTTATAGAGATGTTCGACCTTATAGGCTTCGATAATTCAAGTTACCGACCAAGACTAACAAGGCTAACATCGCGATAGGCGTACAAATGAACCACGATTTTCAACTATCGTATTTCAGACAGTAAGATGTAAGGGAAACAATATAATAACGCCTTAACGGGCAAAAAAACATAGAAGACATGAAGAAGCACAAAGTTTATATTTCGGGACAGATAACCGGACTTCCGGTAGCTGAATACGTGGAAAGGTTCAGCAAGGCGGAAGCGGAACTTATGGCAAAGGGTTACGAGGTTGTAAACCCATTGCGGTACGAATTAAAGCCGGGTTCGCGCTGGCACGAACAAATGAAGGTGGATATTCGCCTTTTGCTTGATTGCGACGCGATTTATATGCTTTCTAATTGGGAACGCAGCACGGGCGCAGGGCTGGAACTGTACATAGCCGAAGGTTTGGGACTGATTATAAACTATGAGAAACCACCCAAACACCGGGATATAAAGACGGCTATACTTACAGCTATGGGGGTTAGCTTCGCTTCCATTTCAGAAGACAGCCGTAACCGCTGGCACGTTTACGCCCGGATGATTTACGCGCATCATTGCAAAAAACGCGGCGAGAATACCCAACGTATAGCGGAAGAAACCTTACACGACCAAAGTACGATATGTTATTACCTTCGGCGGTACGATAGCGAATACAAGTATAACAAAGAGTTTCGCGCAGCAGCCGAAAAGGTTGCTACCCTATTGAGTAAAAAGTTAAGTGTTCCAAAAGACGTATTAAAATAAGACGGTTTTTCGCTATGAGATTTGCACTAAGAAATAAAAGCAAGCTAATAAAGGCTTTCGGGGAAGACTACTATAAGCTATTGATGAGTAGCTTAACAGCCTTCGCTAAAAGCAACCGGGAAATAGCCGCCTATACCGTTGAAGGGTACACTTACGAATTTATAAACATTCCCAACGTTCAACCGAACGCAGATAGTAATTTTCAATTTGCGATAGTAGGAAAGATGTACGACGTGATACACGTAGCCTATTATAGCGCAATAGGATAAGAAAGACGGCATGGAGCAACTGACATTTGATTTTATTGAGGAAATAGTACCTATACCGGATTGTAGCTTTTTGATGGACGTAACCGGGTTAAGAACCCCTACCGAGGTTGCAAACGAAATGGTAAGGGAAGCACAAGTTTGGCAAGAAAATAATCCGGGAAAAGACGTGATGGACGTTATAACCCCGGAATGGCAAGAATATATTAACCATAAAATTAAACATTTATGTTAGCAGTAACAGTAATAGGAAACATCGGCAACGATGCAGAAATTAAAGAGTTCAACGGGCAAAAGTTTATTGCTTTCAACGTTGCGAGTACAGAACGCTATAAAGACGGACAGGGCAACCAGCACAGCCGGACAACGTGGGTTAGCTGCCTAAAGCCCGGCGAAAGTTCCGTAGTAAGTTATTTGAAGAAGGGAACGCAGGTATATGTACGCGGTAGCCTTTCCGTTAAAACATTCAATTCCGGGAACGGAGTACAAGCGGGTGTTAATTGCCTTGTGCGTGAACTTCAACTATTAGGCAGTAAGCAGGAAACACAAAACGAGCAGCAACAGCCAGCTACTACCAGCACGCCGCCAACCTATACCCCGGCGGGAAGTGCGTCGCCGTTTCCACCAGAAAACGAAAAAGATGATCTTCCTTTTTAAAAATATTCAGCTAACAGAAAAATGAATAGAAAAGAAGAAATAAAAAGATTGCCTTTTGTCGTTTCAGCCTATAAGCAAATTTACCGTTCTGAAAGTTGTTGCGGGATTTGTAATTTGCCTTGGTCGGTTTGCAGTCATGAACATATAGACATTACCGATAAATACGGGGTGTTCTACGTTTGCCCATATTGTTGGGAAAACAACGATTTACAGACTATTTTAAAAGCGACGACACAAGGTTATTTAAGTCAGTTCCATTCATGCTCTACAGATGAAGATAAGGCGCATTTTCTTGAAGAACATAAGCTGGTTGATATATTGATGAAAACAGAACAGAAATATATATCAACCCATTCTGAAAAACAAGAAAAATAAAGAACTATACAAACTTTAAAAGTAGTAAGACAATGAAACCAAAAAAATTTCAAGAAGCAAACGTAGTTTACGGCGAGGGACAACCCGAATACAAGCCATTGCCAGCACATAAAACGAAAGAAGGGCAGGCTATTTTCTGTTTTGAATTAGACGAAGCGGAACGAAAAAAAATAGCCAAAACGGGCGAATTATGGGTAAGCCTTCTAACCTTCAACCAACCGCTGCAACCCATTTTTATAACTATAAACAAGTCGGATTTATTCATACAGCCCGACGCAACCCAACAGACCGATAATGAAAGCAGTAGTATTATTAAGTAAGAAGTTCTTCCCGGCACATTTCCGGGCAGGCGAAGCAACCGATTTTAAGGCGAAGGTTCTTAACGGTCAAAAGCGGCACACATGCCGATGCAATTATGAGTATTGGAAGAAAAAAATAACCGCCTTGCAGGAAAAAAGCGGTACGTTATGCCTACGACAATGGGCAGACAAACCGTATAGAAGCCCGCAGGAAAGTATTTTAGAAGTTCCGGCTAACATGTGCATAGTTCAGCCTTTGATATTACGAAGGAACGGTTTAAACTTTACCGCAGAAGTTGAAGGACACCCGGTTAAGTTGGAAGATTTGGCGCGTAACGACGGGCTGACACCTTCGGAATTTGCAGCATGGTTTATCCCGGTATTCGATAAGGCGCAGGAAAACGCGCTAACCTTTGCTATTATTCAATTTACAACGTTCAGATATTAGCTTATGGCACAAGAAAAAGGTATCGGCGAAAGTTGGGAGGAAATTGTAAAAGCATACGCAAAGGCAGAACGGGAATTAGGCATAAAAGTGTATTGTGTACTTTGTATTTGCAAGAAGGTAAACGGCAAAAAAGTTGTATTACACCGTTACGACCTACCCCGCGAAATCTTACAGCGGCGACGGTGGGTTATAAATTGGCGCATGGCTAAATTAACGTGTACAGACCCGCGAGCACATATATATGAGACATTGTCTTTTTATGATAAAACAAGCGGAGAAACATACGGCTTTAATTCCGATTTATCAAGACTAACCGCATTGAAGGGGCGAATAACCTTACAAGAAAATAGGATAAAAGACTACATCGAAGCAAACAAAGGTAATTTGTTCTTTGACGAAACCAACGACCCGCAGTTAGTTAAAGTTCGGAGAAAGCTGGAGCGTGCGAGAAAGAACGTAGCCGATGCAGAAGCGAGATTAAGAACAAAGGTGGAACAAAAAATAGCAGGGAAATGAAAGTAAACGGTAACGGTTTGGTAGAGATATACGGCGAAAAGACCAAAGAACGCGGCTTTTTCTGCATGAAGTTGTTAGCCTTCCTAAACACAGAAGCAGAACCGGGAACGGAAGCCTATGCGGAACTTTGGGAGCAACGATTTGACGAAGCCAAGTTAGGGGCTTGCGCCTATCGGAACAAATGCCCGATTTACGCAAGAACCGCGAAGAAGGGAATACAACAAAATTTATTTGCACAGTTATGACCCCAAAGGAGTTTTACGACAAAGTTGTAGAGATGCGGAAGGCACAAAAAGAATACTTCCGTTTCCGCGCACCTTCCGCGCTAAGCAAATCGAAGCAATTAGAAGCCGAAATAGACACGGAAATAAAGCGGGTAGAACAACTTCTAAGCGAGAAGGAAAAAGCCCGGCAAACTTCGCTTTTCGGGGCTTTTGACGAAGATTTATTAAACCGTAGTAGTAACGATTAAAGGCTATTCGATGAAAAGTTACCAATTTGAGGAAATAACATTCTGGCTTTCGCTTATTACGTGCTTGTTGGCTCACGAAGCAAAAATAGATTGGCTTACAAGAATACTTATAGTAGTCAGCATAGCAAATTTTGCCAGCGCAATAGTGACGGCTTGGATTGATGTAAAACGTAAAAATAAAAATTAGCATTATGGTTAATGTAGAGATTGACGCGCGTATATTGGAAGATAAGAAGTTCAATACGCAGGTAGAAAACATTATAACAGAAACAAGAGAAGCCCGCAGAAATGTACAGATAGGCGGGGCACAGTTAAAATCTTCCCCGGTTATTCGGTTGATGGACGAAGGCAACCTTTCGCTTTCCTTCATCCTTTCGGAGTTCCCGAAGATAGCCAACAAGGAAAGCCAACTATCACGCGGGCAACGCGATGTAGTGGCGAACATTGTTTTTGAAGCCGCCCGACGGGTTGTTTTCCTTAACCAGCAGGAACGCGCCCGAAAAGCAGCGGAAAAGGCTAACGAAAAAGCGGCGGGAAATGACATTTGAGGAAATGAAGGCGATAGCCAATAAGACTACTACCCGGAAAAAGTCCAGGCATATAGAAAGCCAAATACAACAAAGTTGCGTTAAGTGGTTCCGTTTGCAGTTCCCGGAAATTGGATTACTACTTTTTGCAGTACCCAACGGCGGAGCGCGGAACAAACGGGAAGCCGGGATATTGAAGGGCGAAGGTGTTACAGCCGGGGTAGCCGACATGATACTGTTAAAACCTTCGGGCGGCTTTGCTTCCCTTTGTATTGAGTTCAAGACCGAAGAAAAGGGCAGTACACAGCGCGAAACACAAAAGCAATGGCAGAAGGCAGCGGAAGCCGCCGGAAACAAGTATGTTATTTGCCGTTCTTTCGATGATTTCAGAAAAGAAGTAATAAGTTACTTATTCCCGAAAAAGTAGGGAGCGTGAAGTTTTGGCGAAGTATTTTAGGGTTTAGCGTATCACTTTAATACGCTAAACCTTTTATTTTTGCAGCAAAACCAAAACGAGGGCAATAACGGGGATTGTTCGCCGGGTCGCGTTACCGCCGTTGTTGGTTTGTTTATTCAGGCTTTACAAAAGCATCATATAGCTGATAGCAACGGCTAAGAGCCGAAGCGGGGCGCGGCGTAAAAGACCACGCCCTTTTTTATTAAAAACGATTTAATATGGCAAAGATTAAAAAGACAAAAATAGAAGACCTTATACCGGACGACTTGAATTTCAACAAGGGTACGCAGTTCGGGCAAAGCATGATAGAAAAAAGCCTGCGCACATTCGGCGCGGGGCGTTCAATCCTGCTCGACAAAAACAACAAGATTATAGCCGGAAACAAGACTACCGAAGGCTTTGCAAGTGCAGGCATGGAAGATGTTATTATAGTCGAAACAACCGGAAACGAACTTGTAGCCGTAAAGCGCAACGATATAGACTTAGATACAAAGGAAGGGCGCGAACTTGCGTTAGCAGACAACGCGACAGCCGCCGCTAATCTTGATTGGGACGAAGAAGCCATAGCTAAGGCAAAAGAAGAGTTCGGTATAGATAACGAAGCATGGGGCGTTCCGGTAGATTTTGGGGAAGACAGCGAAGGGGATGAAAATCCGGAAAAACAACTTAAACGCCTTAAAGACGACTTTATTTTGCCGCCGTTTTCTGTATTGAATACCCGTACCGCCGAATGGCAGGAACGCCGCCGGGCATGGCTGGAAATAGGCATAAAAAGCGACGAAGGTAGAAGCGAAGATTTGACTTTTGCAAAGACAGCGCAACCGCCAATATTTTACGATACCAAGAACGCATTACGCGAAACTTTAGGCAGAGAACCACAGACGGAAGAAGTGATAGCGGAAATGGAGCGTTTAGGGCTTAAAACAATGACTACTACAAGCATATTCGACCCGGTATTAACCGAACTTTCTTACCGTTGGTTCAACATTGAAGGCGGACGGATATTAGACCCGTTCGCAGGCGGAAGCGTTCGCGGCATAGTAGCGGCAAAGTTGAACATGCCTTACGTCGGCAATGATTTGAGCGAAGCCCAAATTAGAGCCAACAGAACAAACGCGGAAGAAGTATTAGGTGTAAGTTGCCCATTCTTTCCCCAATGGACGGTAGGCGATAGTTCCCAGCTTGAAGACGTTCTTAGCACGAACGGGATAAGTGGAGATTTCGATATGATTTTTTCCTGCCCGCCCTACGCGGATTTGGAAGTATATAGCAATGACCCGCGCGATATTTCAAACATGGACTATGCGCAATTCATTGAAGCGTACAAACGTATTATAAAGCAATCCTGCACCCGGTTAAAAAATAACCGTTTCGCGGTTTTTGTCGTTGGGGATATACGGGATAAGAAGGGCATTTACAGAAACTTTGTAAGCCACACAATAGAAGCATTTACGGGGTGCGGTCTTCATTATTACAATTCCCTTATCCTTGTAAACCAAATAACCAGCCTTGCAATAAGAGTACGGCGGCAGTTCAACGGTACGCGCAAGGTAGGAAAGGTTCATCAAAACGTGCTGGTTTTCTGTAAAGGCAGCGTAGAGGAAACGATAGATAGTTTTGAAGAGTTGCAGGTTAAAAAGGCGTTGGAGATATTCAACAAGAGCCGGGAAAACAGTAACCTGCACGATGATGTATTAGTATTCTACAAAGGCGACCCGAAGAACATTAAAGAAGATTTCGGGGAACTTCATATAAGCGACGAATTACCACAATAATAACGTAAGTCATGAACTCTAAGGAAGGTAACAATAATACGGCAAAGAAAGGCAGAAAGACCAAATACACGCCCAAAATAGTAGAGCGTATTTGTGAGCTTGTAGCAAAGGACACTTACAGCGTCCCGGAACTTTGCCGCGCCGTTGGCATTGACGAAGCGACCTTCTACCGTTGGAAGAATGATAAAAGCGAGTTTTGCGAAGCATTAGAAAAGGCAGAAGATAAACGTTTAGCCTTCTTTGCCACAGAAGCAAAACGAAGCCTTTTAAAAAAGATACAAGGCTATACGGTGCAGGAAAAGCATATAGTAACCGTAGGAAGCGGCAAGTTTGATGTAAACGGGAAGGAAATACCGCGTATAAAGGAGCAAAAGACAGTAGATAAGCATTTCCAGCCGGACACAGCGGCAATAATATTCACGCTTACCAACGCAGAACCGGAACGCTGGCGCAACCGACAAAACGCGGAAGTTACCGGGAAGGATGGAAAAGACCTTATACCACCCGCCCGTACATTGACGAAGGAAGAAGCTAAGGAACTATTTAAAAAGCTGGATAGTGAGTGCTAAAACGATAAGGGATATAGACGTAATACGTACCTTTGTTTTGCAGGGTACGTTAAACTTTACGCGATACTTCTTCAAGATAAGGCAGAAGCGCAAGTTTGTTGTAGGCAAACACCATAGGGAAATAGCTGCTGCGCTTGACAAAGTGCTTTGCGGGGAAATTACGCGCCTTATCATAAACATTGCACCACGATACGGAAAGACAGAATTAGCGGTTAAGAACTTTATAGCGGAAGGACTGGCTATCAATCCGAAGGCTAAGTTTATTCATCTTTCCTATTCCGACGACTTAGCCCGCGACAACTCGCGCGGCGTGCAGGATATTATAAACGAACCGGAATACAGACGCATTTTCCCGGCTACTATACCGACTTCAACCAATACAAAGAAGTGGTACACGACCGAAGGCGGCGGCTTGTATGCCGTTTCTTCCGCCGGGCAGGTTACGGGCTTCGGCGCGGGTTTGGTTGATGAAGAAGAAAACGACGAATTGGCAAAGGAAGTAGAAGAACTCGACGGACTGAACGCTGACGGCTTCGGCGGTGCAATTATAATAGACGACCCAATAAAGCCGGACGACGCACGTAGCGCACAAGTTCGCGATAAAGTAAACAACAAGTTTGAAACAACCATACGAAACCGCGTAAACAGCCGCAAGACCCCGATAATAATTATCATGCAACGGTTGGACGAAGACGACCTTTGCGGCTACCTGCAACGCCTTGAACCGGGCGAATGGACGGTATTAAGCCTTCCGGTCATAGAAACAGGCGAAGATGGGGAAGAACACGCGCTATGGGAGTTTAAGCACACGCTACAAGAATTATATAACCTTCGCGAGAAAAACGTTTATGTCTTTGATACGCAGTACATGCAGAACCCGACACCATTAACCGGGCTTATGTACGAACGCGAATTTAAGACATACGAAGTACAACCCGTTACCCGGAAGCGCAAAATTAAAGCCTACATAGATACGGCAGATACGGGCGCGGACTTCCTTTGCTGTATTATCTATCTTGAAACGGAAATAGGAAACTTCATCATTGACGTGTACTATACGCAGGCGGCAATGGAAACAACCGAACCTGAAACCGCGCGCAGGCTTACCAAGTACAAGGTAGAGGAAGCCATAATAGAAAGCAACAACGGCGGACGCGGCTTCTCCCGGAACGTTGAAGCGCAATGCCGCATATTAGGCAACCGGGAAACTTCCTTTACGTGGTTCCACCAATCAGAAAACAAGGAAGTGCGCATATTCAACCACTCGGCGGAAGTGCAGAACCTTACTTACTTCCCGAAAGGTTGGGAACATATTTTCCCGCAGTTCTATAAAGCGATAACCCAATACAAGAAGACCGGAAAGAACGCACACGACGACGCGCCGGACGCATTGACGGGAACGATAGAGAAACGTGGAAGCCAACCCCAAAAACTTAATAGAATATTTCGATAACTTAAATATTTACAGCTATGACAATAGAAGAACTATTACAAAGCGAAGACATTAGCAAAGTCGTTAGTGAATTGAGAAACGGACGTTTGAGTGTAGAGCCTAACACAAAGGAACACGTCGCGCAGTACGACCCGAAGCTGCACGATATAAATGACACGCAAAAGCGACCGGACAAACTTGTAGTAATTGATAAGGACAGCGACGAATACGGCGAAGTCAAAAACGTGAACCCGAACGTAGAACAGACCACGGAACAAGGGTTTAGAATAGAACCCGTAGCGCGTATAGCATTGGCTATTCAAAAGTTGATAGTAAAACGCGCCGTAGCTTTCACGTTCGGAAACCCGGTTACTTATGGAAGTAACCCGGAAGGGGAAGACGAAAAAGCTCTTTTGAAAGCTATAAACCGAGCCTTCCACGACGTTAAGGAAAAGACACTTAACAGACGGATAGCGCGAAGCCTTTACAGCATGACAGAAGTAGCCGAACTTTGGTATCCGGTAGAAGTGCCTGAACACGAAACCTACGGCTTCAAAACTACGAAAAAATTTAAGGTAGCTATATTCAGCCCGATGTTTGGCGATAGGCTTTACCCCTACTTTGACGACACGCGCGATATGGTTGCGTTTAGTCGCCAATTTACGCGCAAAGACCGGGATATGATTACACGTACCTACTTTGAAACCTATACGAAAGACAAACACTATTTATGGTGTTGCGACGGTTTGGACGGGGAAGTAGCGGGTAAAAATTGGACTCTGGTAGAAGGCTTCCCGAAAGAATTAACAATAGGAAAGATACCCGTTATTTATGCCTGCCAGCCACAAGTAGAATGGGAAGACGTTCAAAGCCTTATAGACCGATTGGAAAAGCTGCTTTCCAACTTCGCCGACACGAACGACTACCACGCCAGCCCTAAGATTTTCGTACAAGGAAAGGTTATAGGATTTGCCCGGAAAGGGGAAGCCGGGGCTATCATTGAAGGGGAAAACGGGGCTACCGCGCAATATTTGGCATGGCAAAACGCACCCGAAAGTGTTAAGCTGGAAATAGAAACACTCCTGCGCATGATTTACACCATTACGCAAACGCCCGACATTTCGTTTGATACCGTCAAAGGAATAGGCGCAATTTCCGGCGTAGCCTTACAGCTTCTTTTCATGGACGCACATTTGAAGGTGCAGGATAAAAGCGAAATATTTTCAGACTATTTGCAACGAAGGGTAAACGTACTAAAAGCCTTCTTCAAACAAGCGCATTTGGAATGGTCTAAGGCTTGTGACAATTTAATAATAGAACCCGAAATAGTACCTTACATTATCGAAGACGAACTTAGTAAGATAAACATTCTTACATCAGCAAACGGAAACAAGCAGATTGCAAGCCGACGCGCCACTATTCAGCGTTTGGGATGGGCGGATAACGTGGACGAAGAAGAAAAGGCTATAATTAACGAAGAAGACCGGGAAAATAGCTATTATCAGAACGAACCGACTATTTAGCTTTAAGAACGTATTAAAATAATACGTCTTCTTTGGTTTCTGCGCGTTTCTACCCTTCGGACATATAAACTAACGCCAAAGGAAAGAAACGCGCTTAAACGCGATTTTTCAAGAAAATAACTATGGCAAAAGAAAACCAACTTATAATACAGCTTCGCGGATTTGACGCGAAACACTACACAAGAACCGAACGCTACGCAAAGCAAGTAGCCAAGTTATACCAAACGGCGGCGGATGAATTTGCCAGCCTTGCTGGAAAGATTAACCTTCCGGCTGGTGGAACGTTTAACTTCGACGACTTCCCAAAAGCCAAAAAGCAGGCGCGCGGCATTGTTACCCGGCTTGCCGGAAAGATTGAAGCCGTAGTTACTTCCGGGCAACGTTCCGAATGGCTGGCAGCATGTCAGAAGAACGACGCTTTTTTAGCTTCCATCCTTCGGACTTCCAAACTGACCAAAGAGGAAGCAGAACGTTACCAAGCGCGCAACCTTGAAGCCCTTAGCGCATTTCAGAAACGTAAGGAAAACGGTTTGAACCTTAGCCAAAGGGTTTGGAAGTATGCCGAAGAATTAAAAGACGCTATGGAATTGGGCATAGACGTAGGATTAGGGGAAGGAAAAAGCGCACAGCAATTAAGCCGTGATTTACGACAATACTTGAATGAACCCGACCGACTTTATAGGCGAGTACGCGATAAAGGTGGCAACCTGCGACTAAGTAAGGCGGCAAAGATGTACCACCCCGGACAAGGTATTTACCGTTCTTCAGCAAAGAACGCCCAGCGATTGACACGCACCGAAATAAACATGGCGTACCGGGAAAGCGAATACTTACGATGGCAACAGCTTGATTTTATTGTGGGTATTCGTGTAATGCTTAGCAATAACCACACTATAAAGAACTCCAAAGGCGAACCCGTTCCGTTCGTGGATATTTGCGACACGTTGGCAGGGGATTACCCGAAAACATTCAAATTCGTAGGGTGGCATCCACAATGCCGCTGTTTCGCCGTTCCCATCATGGCGGATTACGACGAATACAACAAGAACCGGGCTAATAGGCTAAAAGCGATTGTTAAGGGCGCACAGTATAAAAGCCTTCCTTCACGACGGACAGTTAAGGACGTACCTAAAGCCTTTCGGGATTACATCAGCAACATTGAAGAACGCGCGAAGGGCTGGAAGTCCATGCCTTACTATATTCGCGATAATTTCAACGGCGGAAAGATTAGCGGCGGGTTAAAGACTGGAATAGCAAGTAAGGTAATGAATACCGTAGAACCATGTACGGAGTTTGACAGCGATATAGCTTATTACAAGCGTTGGGCGTATTCCTTCGGTTTGGATGTTTCAGCTTTAGACACTTTACGCAATTCCGGTAACAGAACCGCACTGACCGGGGAAATAGACAAAGTAGATAACGTACTACTTCAACGAAAACGGGAATGGCTTAGGGCGATAAGCGACTTACGGGACTTCATAGAAAAAGACATGAAAGGCTTTGCCGACTTGCAAAAGGAGTACACAAGTATTATGAACGCCAACGAAATACATACTTCAAACTATTACGGCGATTGCATCCCAAAGCTACAACAGGCATTATCCAAAGCTAAGACAGATTTACAGAAGGCTAAAGCGGAAGTAGCCAAAGGCGGAGATAACCCGCATCCGGCATTAAGAACTGCCTACACTTCGGATGTACAAGTAGATGAAACCTTTGCAAAAATAAACAAGGAACTTACCGAAAAATGGTTTGAGAACGGAGATTTAAAACTAACTCCAACGAGAAGAACGGGGGTAAACGGTTTTACGTACATGGACGGGCGTTTATCATTAACGCCGGATAGATTAGCCGGGGTAAAATCTGCATTAGCTAAGATAGCTACAAGACATTCGGCAGACATAACAAAAGGAGAAGCAGACGCTATGGCTACATTTTGGCATGAGATTACACATAATAGGAACAAACCGGGAAATATGTACCTTACCGATACGCAACGGCGTTATATGGAATTGGCAAACGAATTTGTATCACGTAAGACCCTACCGGAGTTTTACAAGAAATTAGGATGTCCCAAAACACCTTATCCCGAATTTATTACCAACCGTAATTCTACCGGATATAATACAATGGTTAATAATTACGATTGGGTTATAAGTAACTTCGGGCTTGACGCTAATAAAGTATTAGCTACGGTAAAAAGGAATCTATATAACGAAGTTTATTCCGACCAATTAACCGGATTGAAACAAGGTTTGTTAGATGGTGGGTTAAAACGTTTAGACGGTAAGAAGATTAGCAAATCAGACTTAAACAACATCTTAAAAAGCTGTTGCTGCGGACGGGCAACGCTTGAAAATTGGCTAAAGCAAAACGGATATATGAACTAAGGGGCTTATTACCCCTTAGTCTATAATATAGCCTTTCTTCATAGCCTTACCGTTTTCTTCATCCCGTTCTCTTTCCAATTCGGCAGCAAAAGAAGAAGCCGCCACTTCTAATTGCTTATCGCCAATTTTATAAGCAAGGTATTCAATATCACGCGCTTTATTTATTGGATGACATGTTTTTTTATAATATTCCACGCGATTACTATCTTTAATACTTATCCCGGTTATTTCTTCAATAATAGCCGGATAGTTGGAAAAATCAAATACGGTTTTGGTTTTTAGTTCTTTTGTTTTCATAACAACGTGTTTTAATTCAGTTCTTCGGATGGTTGGGGCGTTCCGGGAACAGACGGATAAAAGGAAGAAACTAATTCATCAAGTTTGCCTATTTCCTTAAACAGTTTACGGGTATAGTACCAGCGAGTAAGAAAGCAAGCCTTATTAACTTTATCTGTCAGTTTTTCTATATAAGCCAATTGAATGGAAACTACTTGCTTTTGCATACTATCGGCAGCTATGCTACATGCTTCCCCAAATTCGGAAGCGGCTTTAGCCATATCATTAAAAGCATTAACACAACCGTTAGCAAATTCTTCTACGTTCATATTTTAATTAATACCTTTTAAAAGAGTTATAAAATAGTTCTACAAATTGTTCCGGCGTATTGATTTCGCGTTTTTGAAACCTTACCGCCTTAATATACTCCGGCTTCGACAAAGAGGTACTAACGCCGGGGGCTTCTTCTTTCCATTCCATACCTACCCTAAAGCCGTAACCGTCAAAAATACCAAATACCCGATAAACCTTACCGCCTTCCAGCCATTCCAAAGAGAAAGCCCCGTTTTGCGGGTTCATAGAAATACTGTTAAGCGGTTGCTTCTTAATTACACGCAGAAAATCGCCTTTAAATACCTGCCAGCGACAACGGTTGTACGCTTCATCAAGACGAAGCCCGCCCCATTCGATATTTACGTGCCCGGCTTCCGCATCTGCATTATTTATCCAATTATCGGCTACCAAACGTTCAGACCAGCCGTTAGCGTTTAAATATTGCTTCTTTTCAGCGTTGGAAATTGCAGTAGATGCTATTATATGCTTCATCCTTGACTATACTTAGTTTCAACTTCAACATGGGAAATCCGTGTATCGACAATTTCGCCCGTTTCAGATACATACGGTTGTACCTCTACGCAGCCTTTGAAGATTACGGACGTACAAAACTTAACGGCAAATTCTTTCAGTTGCGCCGTTATAGCAAGTTCTAAATTAGCCTTAGCACTAAAGAAGGCTTCTTCCGGTGTGATTTGTTTTTCTTCCATACAAACAACTATTTATCAGACACAAAAGTAAACCTTAGTTTTGATATATCCAAAATTGCGCACTAAAGGCGGAGACGCAAAAAAGGGGCAATAGCAGCCATACAATAGCAGGCGTTACCGTCCCCAATGGTACAATCATAACCAAACGTTACCAAGCATTACCAACCGGAAAAAGCAATAGCGAAAAATGCTCAAAACGTATTACTTTAATTCGTCTTCCTTCTTTCCCGACAACCTACTATCTTCATCAAGCCAACGCGTCCGGCGTTCAAGCCCGGAAACTTTCAACCGTTGTATAGCAGTATTAACATAGATACGGGTTAGTTCTTCGGCTTTTTCTTTCCTTTTAGCTCTGTTCCGCCTTGCGCTTGCTATACGAGCCACAAGAACAATAAAAAGAGCCAGTACAAAGCACGCAAGCGCAATAAAGCCCAAAATAGTTTCTACTTCCATTATTCCACGTCTATTACTTCTACAATACTTTCGACTTCAACCCATTTGTTATGGTCTTTACTTGAAAGGTCAAACGATACACTTAACGTACATTGCCCGGATTTCTTAGGAGAATATGCGATAGTAAAAGGCTGGGTGGTAGAAATGCCGATTACTTCATTTCCAACGTTGGGTGTGTTTAAGTAGTAGGTAACTTTTTCAACAGAACCGTTTATAATTTTCATTAATTCAGTGTCAGACAAACAGAACGGCGCAAAATTCACAGAATACGTACGCCCAACATAAACGCTATTCAGTTGTTCAATACTCCCAACTTCACTAAAAAAGGCAGAAGCCCGGACGGTTGTAGAAAGGTAGTTTGGTTCTTCTTCGGGTTCATTACTTGAGGTTGAGCAACCGGAAAGTAACAAACCCGGAAGGAGCAGGAAGGAAAGTAATAACTTCTTCATTTTATTTGCTAACTTTGCACCCACCGCCCGAAGCAGATGTTACACTTTACTACATAAAGAAAGCGCGGACTATATAGGTTTACATATTTGAGGCATCGCCAAACGCCCAACGAAAATAAACCGTATAGCCGCGCTTAGCCGATATATCAAGCATGGATATACGACACCAGCGCGTTAAAAGGCTCTTTTCGTTATTTGTTAATTTGGCGATTTTCAAATATAAAGACCTAACGCTTTCCATTCATTACCGGATTTCTCCCCGATAACAAGCGCAAAGGTATCAAATAATTAGCACAGTGCAAACAAAAACATACAATTAGCCAAAACAACCGAAAACAACCGGGCGGTTGATTTTTCAACCGAAACAACCGAAGGGTTGAAAAAACAAGCGAAAACAACCGAAAACAACATTGATATGATATGTAATGATATGATTTAATAATTATCTTTCTCTTCTTCTTGATGGCGTGCGCGCGAGAGAAAACGCAAAGGGGAAATGAAGCGATTTAAGGCACGTCTGTATGACCGGACAATTAAATACACACAAAAGCAAACAAAATTCAATAGCGGGCAAATGAACGGGCAATGTGGCGGTTTTATACGCCTGTTGCTCACCGCCTATTCTTTTTCAGAATTGGAAGTTTCGGTGAAGTGTTTGCTTCCTATTTCTTAATCCGTATTACCTTAATACGTTACCTTTGCTTCGGTTTAACAAAATAGTTTATGAACGAATTACAAGAACAAATCTTAGCACTACTTGTGGCAAAGTTCCAAGGCGTGCGCAAAGACGGGTTACAGCATTTGGCAGCCGCTATCGGCTTACAAGTCGCTACCATAGAAGAAGCTAACGGAGTTGTAGATAAACTTACCGCCGACAAAGTTAGCCAGTACGTAACAGATTGGCGTAAGGTTGCAGACGCGGAAATAAGCAAGGCAAACCAAACCTACGAAAACAGCCTTAAAGAAAAGTATGATTTCGTGGAGAAGGGAAAGCCGACCCCGCCGCCGACACCACCAACACCACCTGCACCGGGCGGAGCGATAACGCTCGACGCGATAAGCAAACTTATTGACGAAAAACTTTCGGGCGTGCAAAGCAGCATTACCGAGATTAACGCTAATAAGGCGGCAACTTCGCGACGTGAACTATTTGTAGCAGAATTGGATAACGCGAAGATTGAGGGGAAGACCCGCGAAGTGATGTTAAAGAACTTCGACCGGGCTAACACCTTTGCGAGCGACGAAGATTTCAACAGCTACCTAACCGAAGCGAAAGGCGACATCGCAGCCTTAGCGCAAGAACGCGCAGACGCAGGACTGCAAGGACACGATAAGCCGATTTTTGGAGCCGTGAACAAAGAAGGCGTAAGCAGTGGCGTAGCAGACTACATCAAAGCGCAGACCGAGAGTAAGACAGCCTTAACGGGCAAAGAAGTTTAACCGTAAATTCATTCTTTACAATGGGATTGAAGATAGACAGAAAGCAGGACAAACGTGTAGTACACGCTTGTACGCACATGCTGGCGGACATTCCTAACGGCGTTACCGTTTGCTCTTCCGAATTGGTTGCGGGCGGTATCTTGCAGGAAGGGACGGTATTAGGCGGCAAAGACGATGCCGGGCTTTACCACGTAGTAAAGACCGCAAGGCTTACCGAAGCCGCTACCTCCACTACAAAAGCCTACAAGGTGGCGAAAGGACATCATTTCAAAGTAGGCGATTTTATCATGTTGAAAGTAGGCGCAAAGGCTTACAAGATTACATCTATCAACACGTCAGAAACGCTTTACGACACCATCAACGTAGGCACTACTTTAGGAGAAACCGCCCCAGCAGGCGCAGCCCTTGTACTTGCCGCCGCTGAAAGTGCGGACGCTACAAGCGCATTCAAGTACGTGCCTAAAGCCATGACGGGCGACAGCTACGACGTGGAAGCCCTTAACAACCACTTTGTAACAGCGGTTACTATCGGGCAGTTCAAAGAGAGTGTTATCCCGGCAGTAAGCGACGACATTAAAGCCGCTTTACCCGGTATCAGTTTAATTTAATTGGGCTCTAAGTTATGATTAAGACTTTAATGCGCGGTCTTGTAGAGAAAGACATGCAAGCCGTGATTAATACTTACGATTTGAAGCCCTACTACTATCCTACGCTTTTCCCGTTGAAGGAAACCTATACCTTGACATGGAAGGCTTTGGAAGCGCAGGTAGGGCTTAAAATAGCCGCCGACTTGGTGGCACGTGGGGCGACCATTGACAAAAAGACCCGCGATGCGATTGCACGTTTACAAGGGGACATCCCGAAGATTGCCGTAAAGCGCACCAAGAACGAAGACGAACTTACGGACTACGAAGTAATGTTAGCCATGACTTCGCAGAACCCCGACCTTCGCGCGTTGGTTGAAGCATGGGCAGAAGACACTAATTTCTGCTGGACGGCGGTAGCCGCCCGTTTGGAATGGATGGCTTTGCAGGAAATCTCTTTAGGTAAGATTACGCTTACCAACGAAAACAACGGTTCAGTAATCAGCGAATACGATGTAGATTACCAAATCCCAGCCGAAAGAAAGTTAGGCTTCCAAACCGGCTCGGCTTCTTGGGCTACTTCCGCTTCCGCGAAACCTATCTCTAAGGATTTCAAGAACGTTGTAAAGGCAGCGAAGAAAGAGGGCGTATCTTTGAAATTCGCGTTTATGTCCCTTGACACGTTCGCGACTTTCGCGGAAACCGCAGAAGTACAGAAAATCTGCGCTTCCTTCGCCGTGAACGCCTTGAACCTCCAGCAAACACCAAGCCTTGAACAAGTAAACAGCGCAATGAAAACGCTTCCCTACTTGAAGGGTTTGCAGCTTGTTGTGATTGACCAAGATATTACCGTAGAACTTCCCAACGGTGACAGATACACCGGAAACCCGTTTACCGAGAACGTGGTACTGTTCACGGAAAGCAAAGTATTGGGACAAACCTACTGGAAGAAGCCCGCAGACATGAACGTAAAAGGTTCAGTAGCGATTAAGGCTTTGAACGGTCACACCCTTATAAAGAAGTTCGCTAACGAAGAACCTTTGGAAGAGGTTACTATGGGTATCGCAAACGCTTTCCCGGCGTGGCTTTCTTCTTCCCGTTCTTGGTTGATGGCTACCGACAGCAACACATGGAATCACTAACCGATACCGGAAAGGCTTAGCGGTCTTTCCGGTTAATAACTTAGCTTATGACGTACAAAGAATGGTTTACCCGGACTACGGCGCGTTTCGACATTGAAAGCGCGGACGTGGAGCTAATTTTAGCCAACCAGCAGAATACAATCCACGACCCGGAAGAAGCGGTAGATGTAGTAACCGCCAAACGTGCACTTTGCGCCGAATTTGGGACTATCATACCACTTGCCAATGTCGGCGAAGGGGGGTATTCCGTAAGTTGGAACTGGGAAGCTATAAAGTTTTGGTATAACCAGACTTGCGGCGAATTGGGCATAACCCCAGTTACTACGCCAAAGGTCAGAAACAGAAGTAACAGATGGTAACGGACGTAGCAAGCAGACAATACCCGCATTACCTATACAAGCGTACAAGCAACGGCGAAGCCGTGCAGGACGCTAACGGTAGTTGGAAGGCTTTCGACGCGGAATGGACGCTACACAGCATTTGCCGCGAGGAAACCAACGGGAAGGGTACGCAGATACAAGCCGCGAACGGGAAGTTTGTTACGTTCGCTTCGCTAATACAGATACCTAAAGGCGTGCAACGCATACCCGAAGGCATGGAAATAGCGGTAGCGGATGAGCCGTTAGAGCCTTCACGGTTGCTTAACCAAGAAACAATGGAAGAAGCTAAGATTTCGGGAATAATTAGGATTTCCGGCGTTTGCTTGAAATTCGACAAAGGGCGTTTGCATTGCAGGTTATGGGTTTAGAAGCGAAATTCACGGGAGATATAGACGGCATGTTTAAAGCCTTCCTTCTTGAAGTGGAAAGGCAGATAATAGAAAGCCTTTGCCGTATAGGGGAAGAAGCCGTAAGCATGGCGAAGACCATACCCCCGGAACGCGGTTTTACAGACCGTACCGGAAATTTACGGTCTTCGATTGGCTACGTAGTCTTCAAAGACGGCAAGCCCGTTAATATCGCCTTTGAAGCGGTAAAGGGCGGTCACGTCGGAGTACACGAAGGACAACGTTTAGCCCAGCAGATCGGCGAAAACTATACCGACGGTTATACGCTGGTTGTAGTAGCCGGAATGAACTACGCCGTTCACGTAGAAAGCAAGGGGCGCGATGTTCTTACTTCCGCCGAGAAACAAGCCGAAAAAGCCATAGCTAAGGAACTTGCAGATTTAGTTACCAACATTAAAGACGCGTTCAAATGAAATATTGCAGCAGTATAGATACAGACGACATTCTTTTTAAGATTGTTTCGGAAGCGGTCACTTCCGGCAAAGTTGTTATAAACGGCGGCGTTTTCACACAAGGCGAAAGACCGGACGACAGCGAAGCCGAGGACATCGTGATAAATACCATTACGGTAACGCACGACAAACCGCAAACGGGCACTTCCAACGTGAATATTTACGCGAAGGATTTGAAGCTGCGGATTAAGGGCAAAGAGCAGCGCAAAGCCGACCGGGAACGCCTGCGAACCATAGGCAACGCGCTTGTAGCTTATTTGGACGCGCAGAACATTGCAGACCTCGAATATTGGATAGAGAGCGACATCGTAATAAAAGAGCTTGAAGTAAACCAGCATTACCGGAACATTAGAATAAGTTGGAATATTCATTAAATTTTTATCAGTATGGCAACATTAGTAACATTGGGTCTTTCCAAGATTTTAGGTAAGGTGGGAGAACCTACGGCTTTAAACTTTACCGAAACTGGCTATACGGCATTCGGACTTACATACGAAGATACCTGCAAGATGTCACAGGAAGACCCGGAAGTAACCGAGTTCTACGCAGAGGAAGAAGACGACCCGGTAGAAACCGTAGAGAAGCAAGGTAAAATAACCTTTACCTTCTCAATCATGAACCCCGACCTCCCCGTACTAAAACGGCTTTTCGGGGGCGAAATAGCTTCCGACATTTGGAGTTATCCCGATGCAGTAAATACCGTAGAGGAATCTATTATCATCCTTCCGAAGAAAGGTTTGAAGTTCCAAGTTCCACGCATGAAACTTGTAGCCAAAATTAATGGCGAGTTCAGTAAAAAGGGCTTGCTTCTTATCGAGGTTACGGGAACTGTGATGAAACCCACAACTTCGGGATTGAAGAAAATGGCGGTAGGCAAAGTTTCAGCTTCTACGGCTTCCGTTTCTTCTTAATACCGGATTGATAACATCATTTTCATTAACCGGAAGCCCCGTTTACTTTGTTTTCGGGGCTTCTTTTATATTCAGACAATGGATTACAACGATAAGTTAGAAGCCTTAGAACGCGAACAAAGCGAATTAAGGCAGATGATAGGCGAAGGTATAACGTTTGACGTTGAAGTAACCTATACCCGCCGGAAGCCCGGCTTATTGGGCTTCTTCCGTAAACGCGAAAAGATTACCGAAAAGAAAGTATTCCGGGTTCAAGAGCCTACGCTGGCAACGCTTGACCGACTTAGCGCGCTTTGGCTACAAATGTCGATAGACGAAACCAAATTGAGCGACGAAGACTATTTCAAGACCGCAAAGAAAATGGCAGCGCAGGAAGCCCGGAAACTTGCGCAGGTAGTAGCGGTTGCAGTATTGGGCGAAGACTATTACGACGTAACGGACAAAGGTGGCTATTTGGTACGCAAGCCCAATGAAACCCGCTTAGCCCGGCTTACTTCCCTTTTCCTTCATACCGTAACGCCTTCCCAACTTCTTACGCTCGCGATATTGATTACCAACGTAAGCAATTTAGGGGATTTTATAAACTCTATAAGATTGATGAGCGCAACGCGCACAAGCGACCCGACACAACTTATAGAGCAACCGGGTTAAAAAGCCCACACGGTCGCCGGGGGTCGGTTTGCGCGCACTTCGGCTGGACGTTGGATTACCTTCTACACGGGATTTCGTGGGGAACGGTTCAGAGAATGATAGTAGATGCACCGGGAGCAGAGGAAGAAGACACGAAACCGGGAACGACGGAAGTAGTGCTTACCGAAGAAAACGCGGGCGAAGTATTGGACTTAATAAATAAACTTAACCGATAATGAACATACAAGGTGGCGGTTTGTCCTTTGAGATTTCGGGAAGCAACGATAAGTTGTTATCGGTACTTAACGAAAGCAAGAAGGCGATACAGAATTTTAGCACGGCGGCAGTTTCCGGCGGAAAGGGCATAGATAGAGCCTTTGAGAACGCAGCCGCCGCTATTGAAAAAGGCTTTGCAGACATTGACCGGATTGTAGATACGAACAAGGCTTCATTAGCCAAGTTGCAGGAAGAATACAAACGACTAAGTTCGGAAGCTGCAAAGGCTTTCAGCGAAGCGCGAGATGCGGACTACCGACGTTACATAGAAGCCGCAAAAAACATACAATCGGAAATAACTCTGCGCGAAAAACTGATTAACGAAGCGCAGGCTTCCGCCGACCAGCTTCTACAAGAAGAAAAGGCTTTAAAGAAGCAGAAGGAAACAGCCGAGAAAAACGTGAGCACGCAGATTTCATTAAGAACCCAGCTACGCAACGTTCGCGAAGAACTTGCGCTTTTGGAAGCCAACGGACAGCGCGGAACGGAAGCCTTCAAGAAGTTGCAGCAGGAAGCCGGACGGCTTACCGACGCGATAGGCGACGCTACGACGCAGGCACGTATATTCTCCCATGACAACCGGGGATTGCAGGGTATGATTTCCGGGCTTAGCGGTGTGGTAGGCGCGTTCAGTGCGGCACAAGGCGCGGTAGCGTTGTTTGCCGGGGAAAACGAAGACTTACAGAAAGTAATGCTAAAGGTTCAAAGCCTTATGAGTATTACGATAGGTTTGCAACAAGTGGCGAACACCATAAACAAGGATAGTGCCTTTATGCTTACGACCGTAGCGAAAGCGAAAGAACTGTTAGCGGCGGCAACCAACAAATTAACCATAGCTTTAGGCGGTTCAACCATTGCGGCAAAGGCGTTGATGGCTACACTTACTTTGGGGCTTTCCGTCGCTATTACCGTGATTATAGCGGCACTTTCTAAACTTCAAAGCAAGCAGGCGGAAGCCAAGAAAGCACAAGAAGAATTTAACAAGAAGGTATCAGAAGCAGCCGGGAAACCCGTAGCAGCTTACCGTGCATTGCAAACGGAATGGATTAGCCTTAGCGGTTCACTGAAAGAACGCGAAAAATGGGTGCAGGACAACGCCGACAATTTCAAAGAATTAGGCTTTTCAGTCCGTGACGCGAAGGAAGCCGAAGAACTGTTAGTTAGTAATAGTTCCAAATTTGTAGAAGCGATGATGTTGCGGGCTAAAGCCGCCGCTACAAGCGAACTTGCGATAGAAAAGTACAAGGCAGTAATAGAAGCGCAAAACAAGCTGGACGCAACCCCAAAAGCATACGTTTCCAAAAAAGGTACATATACGGACGGGTATGGAGTAAAACGGAAAGGTACGGTATTGGAAAAAAGCGATACATGGAAAGAAGCCGAAGAAGCCTTAACGAAAGCCGAAGCCGAGTATAACAAACTTATCAACCTGCAAGTAAGTTTTACCCAGCAGGAGAAGCAGATATTAGCGCAGATAGGCAACCAAGCCGGGAAAATTATAGCCGGAAGCGTGGAAGCCGCCGAAAAGGAGTTGGCACGGTTGCAGGAACTATACAAGAAGGCAGGTTCAGACAAAGAACGCGCCAGCTTGAAAAAACAGATAGAAGCGCAACAGAAGGAAGTAAACCGGATAAGCCTTTCTTCCGGTAGCAAGAAAGAAAAAGACCCGTATTTGGAAATGCTGACGAAGCGAAAAGAAAAGTACGCGGATTATTTGAAATGGGTAACAAGCAAGGATGAAACATTGAGAATGGCGGCAAATACCGAGTTTGCCACACTGTTGAAAGAAGGTACAAGCTACCTCGATTATCTGGAAAATAAACGTGCGGACATTCAAGCGAAAGCAACCAAAACAACAACCGACCTAAAGAACCTTAGCACGCTTAACAATGAGATAGCCAAGACCACGAAGGAAACGGTTATTTCGGACTTTGACAAAAAGCTGCAAGAAGAATTAGCGGCGTGCCAAACAATAGGCGCACGTTTAGACCTGCTGGAGCAACGAAGGAAGGAACTTAGCGGCGATAATTCCGACGTGGATAACGCCAAGAAGGATATTATAGACGACGCCAAGAAAGACACTTTACAGCAAGCTAAGGAAGAAACAAAACAGTTACTAAGAGAGTACGCCGGGTATTTGTCCGATAAGCTGGATTTTGAAGAAAGCTATGCATGGAAGAAACAAGCGATTACAGATAAGTTAGCCAAAGCCACCACCAGCAAGGACAAACAAGTAGCCGAAGCTGCTTTAGCTGCATTGGAAAAGAAACGGGCGGAATACTCAAAGCTGACCGGAAATGAGCAATACGACCAACTTTTACAACAATACAAAACGTACCAGCAGCAACAAACCGAGATAATGAAGACGTACGCGGCGCAACGTGTTGAAGCCGAAAAGCAGGGAAATATAGCGATGATAGCGCAAATAAACGCGAAAGAGCAAGCAGAGTTAAGCAAACTTGCAGCTTCCCGCCTTATGGCTTCCGAAAGCTGGAACCAGCTTTTCAGCGACCTAAGCACGCTTACGACTAACACGATAAACAAGCTGATTACCGACATAAACAGCAAGAAGGTATCGCTTTCCGCACAGTTCAACCCGGCAGATCTGAAAGCCATTAACGACCAGTTGGAGAAGGCGAAGGACGAACTACACGAGCGTAACCCCTTCCTCGCCTTGAAGGACAGCTTAGCGGAACTGCGCGCCGCCATGAAAGCCGACAAACTATTAGAAAGCGACGACCCGTTTGTTAAGAGTTTGGAAGAAAGAAAAAAGCAGTACCAAGCCTATACGGACACCATAAATAGCGGTGACGAAATATTAGCTGGCGCGGCAAAAGAAGCGTTCGCGGAACTTCTTAGCGAAGGTTCTTCCTATGTTGATTACCTACGCCGGAAGATAGCCGAACTCAACAAACAGAAAGCCACAATAAAGCTGACCGTAGAAGGCGAAGAACAGTTAGCCGTACTTAACGCCGCATTGTCAAAAGAAGAAGGCACGACGAAAAGCGTTTCAGCGGCTTTTAAAGAATCCTTTAAAAGCATAGGAAGCAGCATAGACCTTGTTTCCGGGGCATTTGACAGCGTTGTAAGCGGAATAAAGAAAATGGGCGTTTCAATGGACGAAGAAACGGACGCTATTTTAGGTGACATAGGCGGAATGCTTGAAGGCGCGGGACAGTTCGCCGCAGGTTACGCAAGCATGAACCCGGTACAAATGGTGTCCGGTGCGGTAGGCTTCCTTTCTTCCGCCTTCGACCTGTTCAACACCCGCGACCGGAAAGCCGAGAAGTCCATAAAGAAACACCAAGAAGCCGTAACAAAGTTAGGCTATGCCTATAACGCATTGGAACACGCCGTAGATAGTGCTTTGGGCGAAACCGTTTATCAGAACCAAAATGCCATGATACAGAATCTGCGTGCCCAGCAGAACGAGATACAAGGCATGATAAACGATGAAATCAGCAAGAAGAAAACCGATTGGGGCAGAGTGGACGAATTTAGGGAACAATACGCCGAAGCCGGAAGGCAGATAGAAGACCTCATAAAAGAGATTACCGAAAGCATTACGCAAACTTCGGCTACGGAATTGGCGGACGAATTGGCTAATGCACTGGTAGAAGCCTTTGAAGGTGGGGAAAACGCGGCTAAGGCATTCGGGGAAGTAGCAAACGACGTGATAAAAAACGCCGTCGTAAACGCCCTAAAATTGCAGTTCTTGGAACAGCCCTTACAGAAGGCTATAAAGCAGCTTCAAAAGGATATGGGGTTTGATGAAGAAGGGAACGGCTCTTTTAACGGATTGACGGAAACGGAGCAGGCGCGTTTCAAACAAGCCATACAAGCAGCCGGGGCGAACTTTGCCGCCGCTATGGATATGTACAAAGACCTATTTGAACAGTTGGACGAAGACGACCCCAGTACGTTAAGCGGCGCGATAAAAGGCGCAAGCCAAGAAAGTATAGACCTTTTGGCAGGACAAACAAACGCGGTACGAGTAAACCAAGTAACATCGCTCCAACTTTTACGGCAGCAGCTTACACACCTTGCGAACATGGACACCACGTTAGGCGTGATAAGCGGGCGGCTGCTTACCATAATAAACAAGATTACCAATACCCCTACGGATGATTTACGTTCGCAGGGCATAACAGATTAACGACGGAATATGAGTTTTGAAGAATTGAAAAGGGCTTTAGCCGCCGAAGCGCAGGCTAAGGGCATTTGCTCGGAATGGTACAGCTTCATTCTTCGGGCGACATCAAAAGAAAGGCTTCTTACACTTTTTGTGAAAGGGCTTGATTTCGTTTTTGACCACGATTTTCCCAGTGCGGAACTGCGTGCGGAGTTCAAAGGCTTGCATGAACATTACGGCGTGTTCATTGACGAACCTTTCAGCGTTACAGAAATGCGCCGTATCGTAGCTTTCGGAACATCGGAAGGCAAAGCCCGCTTTTCGGGGTTCTGCGCGGCGCAGGTATGGGCGCGAGATGGTACTAAGTTGGTTGTAGAGGTTGAAGATAACGCCTTTGTCTGCATTGACATAACCGACCGGGCAAAGGTGGAGATAACAGCAAGCGGGGCGGCAAAGGTTACTGTCTTCCAACACGGCGGGGAGTGCATTAACCGGGCTTCCGGCAACGCGAATATAAAAGTAATTGATAAACGTTAGCAGCTATGGCATTAGAACAGAATTTAATTTTAGACTTACCTTTCGACGAAGCGAACGGTTCTACCGTTGCATACGACTTTGCACAGAACCGCCACGACGCGACCGTAGTAGATTGCAGTTTTGTAGCAGGCAAGCAGGGAAACTGCATAAATTTTGACGGCGAAGGATATGCAGACGTAAACTATAACGTTGTGCCCCTATCCGGCAGTTTTACCATATTGGCATGGGTAAAAGCCAATAAATACCCGGACGGCTACACGGGCAAAAGAATAGGATTGTTCTGTAACACCGACCAAGTGGATGGCTACCGCACCTTTTGGATAGACGTAGAACCGGATAGCTGGGGCTTCTTCGCTATAAAGAAGTCCGGCAACCGAGTTTTGGTATATTTAGACACACAGTTAATAGAAACGATCGTATTGCCTTCCACGCTTACCGGGATAGCGTTAATACAAGACATTTACGGTATTGGTTACGGTTACGCCGATTTAGACAGCGTGAAAGTGTACAACGTCGTATTAAGCGACGCGGAAATAGGCGAAGAACTTAACTCCGTTGCGCAGCTTGAATATTATTTGGACGGTAAAAACTTCCGCGATTTTGGAATACGCGTAGAAAGTTCTACGGGCGTTCTTGACCTTCCCAAACTGAAAACCCCGGCTTCCGTTGATTGGGCGGACTATCACGGGAAAGTTATAGACCTTAGCGAAAAGCGATACCAAGAACGCGAAATAACGCTTAATTGTTGGCTAAAGGCTTCCGGTAAGATGGATTTCGTTGAACGGGTTAATACCTTGTACGACCGTTTCCGGCAGGACGGCACGCAGCGGCTTATGATTTCCATACACCCAACTAAACCGCTTGTTTACGAGGTTTATTGCGAAGACGGGGTAGCCCCCTCCAAACGTTGGCACGATGATAAAATGATAGGTACTTTCTCCCTGAAGCTGAAAGAACCAGACCCGGTTAAGCGCGTCGTAAGACACCAGCGGTTAAACAGCGGTTCGGCTAAGGTAAGCGTGGCGTTCAAATCCGATAAAATGATTAATATTTATTGGGGTGACGGTACGGTAGATACCGACGTTTACGGGGATTGTACCGGAAAGAACGCCATTAGCCACACCTACACGGATAACGGAATTTATTACATAATTGTAGCCGGGGTAATTGAAGACATAACGGACTTTGAAACTAACGGTATTGTAGTATGGAACAGATTATAATAAACCATGCCGACGGAAGCAAAACACCGTTATTCAGCAGGAAGAATATAAGCGCAATAAGCAAGGCGACACAAAAAATCGCCTTGCTTTCCGAGGACGTGGTAAGTATTACCATAACCACCGCTACGCCTTTGGATTTGATGATAGGCGATACCACGCTGATATACGGCAAGAAGTACAAACTTAACCAGCTTCCGCAAATAACCAAGAACGGCGAAAGGAACTATACCTACGAACTGACCTTAGAAGGGGCGCAATATGACCTTATAGATGTTCAGTACCATTTGCCCGAAGATTGCTACGGCGATACGTTCTACTCGGATTTGGGCGGGCATTTGGACGTATTGATGTGGAACATAAGCCGCGTATATCCGGGGCTTTGGAAGCTGGGGAACTATCCCAAAGATACGGAGTACACAAACTTTACAGCCACCGAAAAGAATTGTTTGGCGGCATTGCAGGAACACTGTACCAACTACGGCGTAGAATTTGAGATAACCAGCGACGGGAAGACCAACACGCTCAACATAAAAGCCAAAGCGGGAATAACGCATACTTTCACGTTGAAGTACGGGCGCGGGCGTGGTCTGTACCAGCTTAGCCGTACCAACGTGAACAATGCCGGGATAACAAACCGCCTTTTCATTTACGGCGGAACGGAGAATTTAGGCAAGAACTACGGGCATACAAAGCTATGCCTTCCCGGAACTACGCGCCTTACTTCCTATTTGGAAGATGCGGAATCAATAGCCGCCTACGGGATAAAGGAAAACGAGAAGAACTATACCAACATCAAACCGGGACGTATAGGCACGGTTACGGCATTGGGTACGGATAAGATTACCTTCATAGACAATACGATGTTTGACCTTAACGCGAAAGAAGCGGACGGGAAAACGACAAAATATTTGATAGAAGGAACAAACGCGAAGATTAAGTTTGAAAGCGGGCAACTTGCAGGCTACGAGTTTGACCTGCACAGCTACGAGCATGGAACGCATAAGTTTGTAATAAACAAGTTCCAAGACGAAAACGGTACGGTATTCCCTTCCGAAACTTCCGGCGCGTTTCAGATAAGCGTAGGCGACAAATACAGCATTTTAGATATTCAGTTACCGCAGGAATACATAACGGAAGCCGAAAAGGATTTGAAGGAAGCCGGGACAAAGGATTTTGAAACCATGACACAGCCGCAAGTAAGTTACAAACTTGCACTAACCGAAGGCTTCTTTATTTCGCTTTGGGGTAAAGAAGTGGAAACCGAAATACTGCACGTAGGCGATTTCATACCGATTGAGGACGAACAGATAGGCGTAAATAAGGCGGTAAGGATTACTCGCATAGAGCGCGATCTGCTAAAACGGCATAGCTACGACATAACGTTAAGTGACACCGTAACGAAAAGCACTACCGTACGCGTTCTAAACGAAATAGAGGACTTGAACGAAGTTATTACCATAAACAAGCTGGCAGACCCCGCAAGGGCGCGCCGCCGTTGGCTGGCTACGCAGGAACTTCTAAACATGGTATTCGACCCCGAAGGCGACTATTACAGCGAGAAGATAAAGCCGCTTTCCATTGAAACGCAGATGTTAAGCGTTGGGGCTAAAAGCACACAGTTCACACTGCAAAACATTACGTTCCAGCCGAACTATGGCGGCAACCCTAATAGCCTTTACGTTTCTTCCGGTACATTGGTTCATTACGCGATAGAACCGGACGCATTGAAGTTGTGGGGGCTTTCTTCGGCAACATTTACTAACCTAACATCCGCTACGGCGTATTACATCTACGCAAAATGTCCTAAAAACGGGGATAGTGGAACTATTATACTATCCGCTACGGCTAAGACGGTAGAAGCGGAAGCGGGCTATTACAATTTCCTTGTAGGGGTTCTTAATTCGGTTGTTACAGATACGAACGGGAAGAACCCCGGTAGGCTTGTTTCATTGACTTACGGGAGCAGTACCATAAACGGGCGTTTCATCCGTACCGGAAGGATAGAGAGCAGCGGTGGCGGTAAATGCTACTTCGACCTCGACAACGACGAAATAGGCGGCGTTATTCACTTTGTAAGCAGCGACGGAACGACAAAGAACGTTTCAGACCTCGACCAGATAGCGAACGAAACAAAGAACTACATAAATAATACCCTGCCTGGTATTCTGAACGAAATACAAGCGCAATTAGACGGGCAAATAGAGCAGTTCTTTGAAACATACGACCCGACGCTGACAAACGCGCCCGCGAAGGATTGGAACACAACCGCGCTGAAAGATGAACATTTAGGCGACCTTTTCTATAACACTTCAACGGGTAAAGTTTTCCGTTTCGTAAAAAACGGTTCTACTTACAGTTGGCAGGAACTACAAGACAGCGAAGTAGCGCAAGCGTTGGCACTTGCTAACGACGCGTTAAAACTTGCCGGGACAAAACGGCGTATTTTCGTGGCACAACCTACAACGCCTTACGACGTGGGCGATTTATGGGTACAAGGCAGTACGGGCGACATCATGCGATGCAAGACCGCCCGCACTTCCGGTTCTTATAATTCCGTAGATTGGGTAAAGGCTTCCAAATATACGGACGACACCGGGCTAACCAACTTTATAAACAACAACTTCACGCCAACCGTAAACGACCTTACAACACAGATAGACGGCAAGATAGAAAGCTGGTTCCAATCTTCCGACCCGGCGGCTAATTGGACGACTACGGCACTAAAGAAGGCGCACGTAGGCGATATGTGGTACAGTTCATCAACAAAGTTGTTGAAACGCTATACCGTTTCCGGTTCTACATATTCATGGACTACGATAGAAGACCAAAAGGCGATAGACGCATACACGGCAGCAAGCAAGGCACAGGACACAGCGGACGGGAAAAGGCAGGTATTTGTAACCCAGCCAAAACCACCGTATGACATAGGCGACCTTTGGCTGACGGGTGGAAAAACAGACGGAATACTAAAACGTTGCATAACTAAACGTACTTCCGGTTCTTACGTCGCTAACGATTGGGTGGAAGCCGTTTATTACGATAACACCCAAACCACGATAGACGGTGGCATAGTAACAGCCGGAACGGTTCAGCTTGCAGGTAGCGACGCGAGTATAAAAGCAGGAATAACAGGGGAAGGCACAGCCGACACAAGCGTAAGGTTTTGGGCTGGAGCAAGCAAGGGAAACCGGGCTACCGCACCTTTCCGCGTACTGCAAGACGGTAGCTTTGTAGCTACGAAAGGAACTATAACGGGAACAATCAACGCAAACGCCGGAAGTATTGGCGGCTTTGCGATAGCAAGCGGACGAATAGGTGTAGCGGCTTCATCCGGCGACACAAGCGGAAGCGGTTTAGCATTGCTTAGCAGTTTTATAAAGTTCTCGGACTCTTACCGCTGGGCTTCCATTGGAACGAACGTATTACCAGCTTCTACCGGGTTGGTCGGCGTTGGACGTTTTACCAACAAGACACCAAACAGCTATGGAACTAACTACGGGCTACTTATTGAAGCGTCCGGCGCGCTGGTTAATTTGGGTATAGTGAGCAAAGGCGCGATAGTTTGCGACAGCTACGTAGCGGATTACGGTATATCAAAACTTTTGCCTTCCGTAAATACCTGCCTTACACCGGGCGACGCTACCAAGCCTACGCTATTCAAGTTAATGCCGCGCTTCATTTACAGTAATAGCGGCATAGGGCTACCTCGCCGCGACTCCATTTGTACGGTGTTAGGCATTAGTAATTATACAGCCTTTGCCGTAAGGATTACTATTATTTGTGATAGAACGAGCACGCAGACCGGGTATGTTTGCGGGCGTAATACATTCGTAAAGAACAGTTCCGGCGGCAACGCTATGGATAGCAACTACTACCCGTACCGTATGAACAACAACGCAGGAAACGAAACCGGAAAGTGGAACATGGCGGCGGGCGACATACGCGAGTTTCTTTTAGTTTGGGACGGAAGCAGCGGATATTACGCCTATTTATTGAACATAAGAGAATAAGCCATGCATCACGGCGCAAGGCATTAAATAGAAGTGTTGTAACGCCGAATTTCACGGCTTCGGCTAAACAAACACTTCACGAGTATTTCACGACGTATTAAACTAATACGATAAGAAAGTATTTTTGTAACGACTTAAAATTAAGTGTATGGAAAATAGAAACGGCGATTTAGTGAGCGCGCAAATTTCGGTAGCCGGGAACGTGGATTTTTCCGGTGGCAACTTCCGAATGGACACGCCTTTTTGCTTAAAAAACGATGGCGAAGCGGCGATAGTATTGGAAGTAAACCTTTGGGGAATGCCCGAAGGCGAATTTATAAGCACGCGCTTTGAAACGGGATGGAACCCCGAAATTATCAGAGAGATAAAAGAAACGAGTTCAGCAACCGCCCTGATTTGGGGCTATTAAAAATTATAACTATGGGTTTAATTATTGCAGCGGGCAACACAAAGCCCGCGTTTCCTTATGATTACTATTACGGCGTAAAGATTAATATAAACGTGGCAGATACCGCGTTAGAACGCGTAGGAAGATCGGAACTACATGTTTCGCTCCCGGTTCAATCCCTTATGCGCCGTTGTTTGCTTAACGATGCCGGGCAGGTTGTTACCTACCTTCATCAAACCGACAGTACGAAGACGGACACCGGGGCAGCGGCAGACCTTACCGGAGCTTCCGGCATGGTAATGGTAGAAATACCGAAGCACTACCGTAAGTTTGAATTTGACGGTACTACGTTTACCTGCCTTATATCACAATACCAACTACCGGGCTTTATCGAAGTGCCGAAGATGTACCGGAGCGCATACGAAGCCACGATAGACAGAACTTTATCAGCTACGCCCAAACTTGCCAGTGTGGTAAATACTACGGCTGCTTTCCGGGGCGGAAACAATAATACGGCATGGGACGGAACTTATAGAACCCTCTTAGGTCGTCCAGCTACACAAACGAGCCTTACCAACTTCCGAAAATACGCACGTAACAGAGGTGCAGCCGGATTGAACAGCGCAGGATGGAACTGCGATTTATACGCGGCACAAAACGCGACCTATTGGCTTTACGTGATTGAATACGCTAACCTTAACTGCCAGCTTGATTTTAACGCGCAACCTACGAGCGAAGGGTACAAGCAAGGCGGGTTAGGCGCAGGCGTTACGACGCTTAACAGTACAAAGTGGAACACCTTCAACAGCTACTATCCGTTTGTGCCATGCGGTACTACCAATTCATTGGGTAACGCTTCGGGTGTGGTAGAATACACCATGCCGGACGAATACGACACGGGCGTAGTTACCAAAGTAAAAGTACCTTCATACCGAGGAATAGAAAACCCGTTCGGGCATGTTTGGAGTTGGACGGACGGATGCAAATGCGCCATTGAATCAGACGCGGACGGCGGCATCAGTTCTTTCTATACTTGCGATAACCCGGCGAACTACCAAGATACAAACTATGACAATTACGTAAAACGTGGCGAACTTCCACGCAAGGAAGGTTATGTTAAGCGCATGATGATAGGCGAATACGGGGAAAATATGCCTACGGAAGTGGGCGCAGGTTCTACTACCTACTTTGCCGACTACTTCTATACCAACATACCAGCCAGTGGCGTAGCGCAAAGGGGTGTCTTGTTCGGCGGTCATGCGTATTACGGCGCGAATGCCGGGCTTTCGTACGCGTTTACGAATTACACGGCTACGAATACGAATGCGAGTATCGGCTCTCGGCTTTGCTTTATCCCCGCCGCGTAATACGTTACGAAACGAAATGTTTAATAATTAAAAATACAAGAAAATGACTTCAAACAATAATAGCACAGATGACGGTAGCCTTTCGTTCTTGAACATCCAGCCGGACGAAGCGAACAAACATTTCAACTGCCCGGAAACCACCCAGCAGAAACTAATCAATTTGCAGTTTTGGTTAATTGATTTTATCGAAGACGTGAAAACGAAATTCGGTGCGAACCGTTTCCTCGTGAAAATAAAGTTCAAGAAGGACGACCCCGAAAGCGAAGCAAAGAAGTTCTTCACAAATTCCAGCGAAATAAAATACATTTTGCAGGAAATAAAGAAGCGTAACGCCTTCCCGCGAAAGGTAACTATGCGGGCTTCGGGAACGCGCTATTATTTTGAGTAGGAAGATTTTCACGGTTGTTTGCCCTTCGGGTGTCTTGTTCGGCGGTAATGCGAATAACAGCGCGAATGCCGGGCTTTCGTACGCGAATACGAATAACACGGCTACGAATACGAATGCGAATATCGGCTCTCAGCTATACTGATTTTTTTGTAAAGCTAATAAGGACAAAGACCGCGCCGGAAGGCGGAAAATATTAACCATTAACGGGGTTTGGTAGGGAAACCGAAGAACACCATTTAATCAGCAAAGAAATTACTATGAAAAGGTTAGGCAACCTTTACGACAAAATAATAAGTTTGGATAATTTGCACCTTGCGGACGAACGCGCCCGCAAGGGCAAACTACATTCCTACGGCGTAAAGTTACACGACCGCAACAAGGAAGCCAACCTTTTGTCTTTGCACGAAGCACTGAAAGCAGGAACTTACAGAACTTCGGAATATAGTACCTTTACGATATACGAGCCTAAAGAACGCGAGATTTTCCGTTTGCCATACTTTCCCGACCGGATTGTACATCACGCCGTAATGAACATTTTAGAGCCTATATGGGTGTCTATTTTCACGGCGGACACTTATAGCTGCATCAAAGGGCGTGGCATACAAGCGGCGGCAAATAAGTTAAGGCACGTTATCGACAGAGATAAGGCAGGCTGCGCGTATTGCTTGAAAATAGACATACGCAAATTTTACCCTTCCATAGACCACACCGTACTAAAATCCATTGTTCGCCGGAAGATTAAGGACACACGGCTACTCAACCTTTTGGACGAAATTATAGACAGTGCGGAAGGCTTACCGATTGGCAACTACCTTAGCCAATATTTAGCAAATCTTGTACTTACCTACTTCGACCATTGGGTAAAGGAAGTAAAGCGGGTAAGGTACTATTTCAGATACGCCGACGACATTGTAGTATTACATAGCGACAAAAAGACGCTTCACGCTTTGCTGGCAGAGTTTGAAAGCTATTTGGCGGCTAACGTAAAGCTGGAAATCAAACAGAACAAACAAGTCTTTCCGGTGGCACGCGACCACCGCGACAGCTTCGGGCGTGGTATTGATTTCTTGGGCTATGTATTCTATTTGAACGAAACACGGCTTAGGAAGCGTATCAAACAGAACCTTTGCCGTAAGATAGCTAAATTACGGAAACGGAAGAAACCGTTAAGTGAGGATGAATTTAAGCAGACGTTAGCCGCGTGGTGGGGTTGGGCTAAATACAGCGACAGCGAATATTTAATTAACAAGTTAAACAAAATTACACCTTATGAAATCAAGTTCAGACGTTAGACCCGCGATTATTTTACCGTTGGGTAATGGTTCTTACCACTATAACTACAACATAGTGGAAGAAAAGGTAGAAGACCCGGAAACGGGCGAAAAGACCGTTTACAACTACGATACGGTACAGGTTTGGCAGAAGCCGGACTACGAAAACCTTACACGTGCGGTTATCCGTAGCGAAATAGACGAAACCGAAGAATTTTCTTTGATTAACGACTATTACGCCGCACAGTTGGGTATAGAAACGGACGAAGACCGCAAAGCGAAAGCAGTAGCGGACTATAAAGCACACCTTAGCAGGGTTATTGCTATCAAAACTATGGTAAAGAACGATTTATTAACGGAAGGTTACTAAT